ATGAGTAAACAAATAACAATTGAAGAACTGCAGACCTATCTTTGGAACTCTGCTGTTCTTCTCCGTACCAGCATAGATGCCGGGGCTTATAAACAGTACATTTTCCCTTTACTATTCTTTAAACGTATCTGTGACGTTTACGATGAAGAGTGTCAGCGGATTATAGAAGAATACGGTGATGAAGAAGCCCTGGAGTTCGAAGAAAATCACCGATTCCAGGTTCCCAAAGGTGCACATTGGAATGATGTTAGGATGGTTTCAGAAAATGTTGGTGTTGCCATTGTAGACGCATTTCGCAAGATAGAAAATGCAAATTTAGACAAATTACAAGGCATTTTTGGTGATGGTGCTTGGACAAATAAGAGTCGTTTACCAGACCGCCTGCTGAAAGAACTCATCGAGCATTTCAGCACTAAGACATTGTCTATCGAAAACTGTCCAGAGGACGAACTTGGCCAGGGATATGAATATCTGATTAAAAAATTTGCTGACGACAGTGGTCACACGGCTCAGGAATTCTACACTAACCGTACCGTAGTCCATCTGATGACAGAGATGCTTAAGCCTGAATCTGGCGAATCAATCTATGATCCGACATGCGGCAGTGCTGGCATGTTAATCTCTGCTATTGCATACCTACAGCAGCAGAAAAAGGAATGGCGTAATGTTGCTATTTTCGGTCAGGAAATCAATGCATTAACTTCTGCAATCGGCAAGATGAATCTATTTCTTCATGGTGTGAAGGACTTTGAAATTGTGAATGGTGATACACTTAAATCTCCAGCTTTCGTTGAAAATGGAAAACTCAAGCAATTTGATATGGTTCTTGCGAATCCTCCGTATTCTATTAGTCAGTGGGACCGTGAGGCTTTTGCTAGCGATAAATATGGACGCAACTTCCTGGGAATCCCGCCGCAAGGTCGTGCCGACTATGCCTTTATCCAACATATTCTAAAAAGCTTAAAGCAAGGTACTGGACGCTGTGCTATTCTCCTTCCTCATGGAATTCTTTTTAGAAATGAAGAAAGTGCAATGCGTGAAAAACTTGTGAAAGACGACTTGTTAGAATGTGTTATAGGCCTAGGGCCAAATTTATTCTATAACGCGAGTATGGAAGCGTGCATTGTAATCTGTAGGACCTTTAAGAGGCCAGAACGTAGAGGAAAGGTTCTTCTAATCAATGCTATTAATGAAGTAGAGAGAAAAAATGCACAAAGCTATTTAGAAGATAGGCATATCCAGAATATCGCATCAGCTTATGAGAAATATGAATCCATCCCGGATTTCGCAAAGGTAGTTACGATCAAGGACATTGAGGATAATAACTTTTCTCTTAGCATTCCTCTTTACATCAAACATTCTTTACGAGAGGGTGAAGTTGATGAGCGTTCTGTGCAGGAATGCTACGAGAACTGGAGAGGGGTATCTGAAACTGCGAAACAAAGCTTTGCAAAGTTAAATACTATGGTGGAAGAGGAGGTTAAAGAAAATGAGTAGAGTCAGATTCGGTGATATAGTGACAGATGTAAAAAATAAGGTGGACCGAAACAATAACCCTTATGAGTTCTATGTAGCTGGTGATCATATGGATTCTGAAGACCTTGAAATTCATCGTAAAGGGAAATTTGCAACTGACGATGTTGGGCCAGCATTTATCAGAGAATTTAAAGTGGGTCAAGTATTATATGGTTCTAGGAGAACTTATTTAAAGAAGGTTGCTGTAGCTGATTTTGATGGGGTAACAGCCAATACGACATTCGTCCTTGAAACCAGTGATGAGAAAAAGTTTCTTCAAGAATTGCTTCCATTTGTTATGCTCTCGGAAGGATTTACACAATGGTCAATTATGAAGTCAAAAGGCTCAACAAATCCGTATGTACTGTTCTCAGATCTTGCAGATTATGAGTTTGAATTACCTGACATTGAAAAACAACGTGAGTTGGCCAAGGTGCTGTGGGCAATGGATGCCACAAAGAGATCCTACCAACATCTACTGCAGAAAACCGATGAACTGGTAAAAGCTCAATTTGTCGAGATGTTTGGCAAACCTGGTAGCGATACAAAAGGCTGGGGATTGACCACATTAGGAAACTGCTGCGAGCTTAATCCGCGAAGGCCAAAGGATATGAATGATGAAGTTGAGTATTCTTTTGTAGCAATGCCTTCAGTCAGTGAAAAAGGCATTATTGACACAAGTATTCTGAGACCTTACTCAGAAATCTGCAAAGGTTTTACATACTTTGCAGAAAATGATGTGTTATTCGCAAAGATCACACCATGTATGGAAAATGGTAAGGGAGGAGTAGCAGTAGGACTCAAAAATGGAGCAGGGTTCGGTTCCACAGAGTTCCATGTACTGCGTCCTATAATTGGGAAAAGTAACCCGTACTGGCTGTATATTATTACTATGTTTAGTAAGTTCAGAGGTGATGCTGAAAAGGTTATGACGGGTACAGGTGGACAAAGGAGAGTCCCGATTACGTATTTGGATCAATATCCAATTTCATTACCGCCTATTAAACTACAAGAGCAATTTGAAGGCTTTGTGCGACAAAGCAATAAATCAAAACTCCAAATGGAACAAGCACTTGAAGAATTAATAGCTACCAGTAAGAAGATAATTTCTGAAAACTTGAGATAAATACCAAAGAAACGAACTTTTTACCCGGTCAGCGCAAATATGCTGACCGGCATAGATATAAAAAACATAATGATTGGAGGAAACGTTTATGTTTAATGAAGATAATACAATAGAGCAGATGGTTATCTCAACTCTAAAGGGCAATGGATGGAACTATATCCCTGCAGAAGAGCTGCCTCGAATTTATTCTGATGTCATGGTAGAGCCAATGGTCAAAGAGGCACTTATCCGCTTAAACCCGGAGATTGCAGAAGAACCGTCCCGTGCAGATGAGGTCATATATAAACTGCGAACAATCATTCTGTCGGTGCAGCCACGTAACCTTATCACCCAGAATGAGCTCTTTAAGAAAATGGTGTTTGAGGAAAACGCCTATCCCTTTGGCAAAGATGGTCGAATGATTCCGATTCGATTTTTTGGCACAATGCGAAAAGAAGATTTAGCGCTTAATGAATACGTAGTTACTAACCAGTGGGTTTACCCTCAGGCTGAGGGTGGCAAGCGTCTCGATATTGTTCTACTGATCAATGGTTTCCCAATTGCTATCGGTGAGCTAAAGACTCCGGTACGTAATGCTATAACCTGGTTAGACGCTGCCAGCGATATAGCCTCCTATGAAAAGAGTATTCCTGAGATGTTCGTATCTAATGTATTCAACTTTGCTACTGAAGGTAAATGCTATCGCTATGGTTCTGTAGGAATGCCTATTAATATGTGGGGACCTTGGCATACTCCTGACCATAAGTCAGAAGGTAGTCTTGCCGATGTTAAAGTAAGCGTAGGCGATATGATTACGCCTGAGAAGATTATGGATATTTTCCAGTTCTTTACCCTTTTTGCAACTGATAAGAAGCATGTTAAGTACAAAATTATCTGCCGATATCAGCAGTATGAAGGCGCTAACCTTATTGTGCAACGTGTTGTTGCCGGATATCCTAAGCAAGGCCTTATCTGGCATTTCCAGGGTTCTGGTAAGTCGTTGCTGATGGTATTTGCTGCACAGAAGCTTCGTATGATCCCTGAGCTTAAGAACCCGACAGTTGTAATAGTTGATGATCGTCTTGATTTAGAAACACAAATTACAGCAACCTTTAATGCTTCTGATGTTCCTAACTTAGTGTCACTTGCTACGAAGGAAGATGTTGAGAACTTCTTCAAGCAGGATATTCGTAAGATTGCCATTACGACTATTTTCCGCTTTGGCGATGTTGAAGGTGTTCTCAATCTAAGAGATAACATAATCATCATGGTCGATGAAGCACATAGAACTCAGGAAGGTGACCTCGGTGAAAAGATGCGCGCAGCACTTCCAAATGCTTTCTTCTTCGGACTTACTGGTACTCCTATTAACCGTATTGATAAGAATACATTCCGTACCTTTGGTGCAACAGAAGATAAGAGTGGTTATTTGAGCCGATATACTTTCTCGGATTCCATCAGAGATAATGCAACTCTACCGCTAAATTTTGAGCCGGTTCCAGTAGATCTGCATGTTGATAAGGACAAGATAGATGCTGAATTTGATGCTCTTACAGAAACACTTTCAGATGCAGACCGTGCAGAGCTTTCCAAACGCGTAAATATGAAGGCTATCATGTATGATCCTAAACGTATCCGCAAAGTTTGTGAACACATCGTAAAGCATTATAAAGAGAAGATTGAGCCTAACGGGTATAAGGGACAGATCGTTGCATACGACCGTGAATGCTGCCTTAAGTATAAGGAAGAGCTGGATAAGCTGCTTCCTCCTGAAGCAACTACAATCGTAATGGACACCAATAATGATAAGGAAGACCGTTATAAGAAGTATCGCCGCAGTCGTGATGAGGAAGCAAAGGTTCTGGATCAGTTCCGTGATAAGAGCAATCCTCTGAAGCTTGTCATTGTAACATCTAAACTTTTAACAGGATTTGATGCTCCTATTCTTCAAGCAATGTACTTGGATAAGCCTATGAAGGATCATAACCTTCTGCAAGCTATCTGCCGTACAAACCGTACTTATGATGAAGGTAAAACACACGGACTAATTGTAGACTACATCGGTATTTTTGATAATGTTGCTAAGGCTTTGGACTTTGATGAAGCCAGCATGAAGAAAGTTATCACTAATATCGAAGAAGTTAAGAAGCAGGTTCCTGCACTTCTTAGAAAATGCCTGAGCTACTTTATGGGAGTTGACCGTACCGTTGAAGGCTGGGAAGGTTTACTTGCAGCACAGGAGTGTATACCTACAAATAAGGATAAAGATGCGTTCGCAGCAGATTACCGAGTTCTTAATAGAGCTTGGGATGCGCTGTCCCCTGATCCATTCCTTGATAAATACAAATTTGACTATGTATGGCTAACTAAAGTATATGAGTCTGTAAAGCCGACTGACAACCGTGGTGCGCTTGTATGGGCTGCTCTTGGCGCTAAGACGTTGGAGCTTGTTCACTCAAACATAGAAGTTGGCGAAGTTCATGATGATCTTGATATTCTAACGTTAGATGCAGACCTGATTGACGAGTTTATCCGTAAGCAGAAGGATATCAAGAAGACAACCATGAAGGTAGAGATCGATTTAGTTGCTAAAATTCGCGAACATACAAATGACCCTAAATTTGTAAAGCTAGGAGAGAAGCTTGAAGAACTCCGTGAACGTCATGAACAGGGCCTGATTAATAGCATTGAGTTTCTGAAGCTCTTACTCGAACTCGCAAAAGAAGCAGCGCAGGCAGAGAAGGAAGTTGTGCCGGAGGAAGAAATTGATCGTGGTAAAGCAGCACTAACAGAACTCTTTAAAGGAGCTAAGAATGATAAAACTCCTATCATTGTTGAGCGGATCGTTGCAGATATCGACGACATTGTAAAGATTGTTCGTTTTGATGGTTGGCAAAGAACAACTACAGGTAAAAATGAAGTAAAGAAAGCACTACGTAGCGTCATATGGATTAAGTATAAGATTAAGGATAAGGAAGTATTCGATAAGGCTTACAGCTACATTGAACAGTATTATTAATAGGGAGGTCTGCCTATGCAACAATATGCTTCGTTTGAAAAATATCTTGAGGATAAGTACTATAACGATATACACCGTGCCATCACCGGCCTCATATTGAATAGAGGCCGGAATAATGGCTTTTATTCATATACAGTTTTAGACCCATCTTACTTCCAGGTAGACGACATACATGTAAAAACTGTGTCCTTCCATTCTACAGAGGGAAACTTGATTATTTTCAACGCAGCAGTAGAGGCGGACGTTATTCTTAAGGGTATTGGAAAAAGAGATTATGATGCTGATTATAAGAATCCTTGGTACACTCTTACTTTCACAGGTTACTTAAGCGATGGCCTAAATATGGTTACCATAACTGGTATTGATGATTATTATGCAGATAAATTTGATAAGAACTCGACGCTATCAAAATATCTGGTTCCTTATCTTTATACCGAGGACCTTGAGAAAGAAGCGGAAAAGTTTTTATACAAATATTGTAGACAAGCACTAAAGGAGCCTATGCCCATTCCACTTAATGAGCTCATGTTTAATATGGGTCTTGAGCTTTATGAGGCACCACTTCCGAGTAATATTTTCGGTAAGACCTATTTTGCCGAAACAACGGTTGATGTTTTTAATGAGGATGGAGAGGTGGTCTCACAGACCATTGATCCAGGAACTATACTTTTAAATCCTGACATATACTTCATGCGTAACATCGGCTCACGTAATAACACAGTAGTGCATGAGTGTGTGCATTGGGATCGTCATGATAAATTCTTCGAGCTACAGAAGTTGTTAAACAGCGACATCAATTCTCTTACCTGTGAGGTTATAGAGCATACGCGTCAGAAGGATACTGGCCTTGAGGGAGCACTTCAGTGGATAGAATGGCAGGCTAATGCTTTGACTCCACGCATATTGCTCCCGGCAAGCACTACAAGACAAAAACTAAATGAGATATTGCTCCGTCTACATGTTGAAGACCCAGAAAAAACTGAGTCAGATATCATGGAGGAGGCTATCCAAGAGTTGGCAGAATTCTTTGCTGTTTCAAAATTTGCTGCAAAGCTTCGTGCCATTGAACTTGGCTTCTCACAGGCGCAAGGCGTTTGGAATTATGTTAACGGCAAGTATTTGCATAGTTTCTCATTTAAGGCTACAGCGCTGAGGAAGGACGAAAGTTATATTATCGATACCAAGAATGCTTGCTACGAGACCAGTTTCGATGATACTATAAAGGCTGTACTTTCAAAGGGTGACTTCATTTACGTTGATCATATGCTTTGTATTAACGATGAGAAGTATGTAACAGAAACAGAAGACGGTGGTTGTACTCTAACTTCCTACGCCAGACAACATGTTGATGAATGCTGCCTTAAGTTTAAACAGAAATTCAAAGTAAACAGTGCACATGGTGATGCCTACTATACACAATGTTCTCTTTGCAAAGATGTTAATGCAGTAGCCTATTGCGAATGCAACTACATTGATGATGAAGACAATCAAAATGTAGAGCAGCGTGCAGTAGAGTTGAAGAAACTGAAGTTAGAAGGAGGCCGTATAATGGAAATTTACCGTAACCTCCCAATGTCCTTTTCAGGAACACTTGATGCTCACATGAAACGCATTGAAAAAGAGGATGGCAGAAAGATGACGAACCTGGAACTTTCTTTAAGAACAGGACTAAGCGATAGATACATTCAAGATCTTCGTAAGGAAGAGAAAAATGTAAGCTTAGGAACCGTCTGCGCTATTTGCATTGGCCTTCATCTGCACCCTATCTTCAGTAATGACCTTATTGAGAAGTCACGCAATAATTATCCTTTGAATGAAGAAGGCTTCTTCAACAGATTTATCATCGAGCACCACTACATGGATAGCCTTGAATTGTGTAATGAAAAATTGACAGAGCTGGGTTACCACACTTGGGGAAAGGAATTATAAATTTATTTAAAAAGTTTTGTTTGGACCGGAACTCACACTTCCGGTTTTGAACATGGATTAACATGGCTTTATGACCAGAGATGGTTGTAAGGCCTTTTTTTATACCATAAAATCGGAACTCACCGTTCTGCGAAGAAAGATCGCATCCGAAGTATGATATTTATAGAAGCTTAAAGCTTCAAATAAATCTAAGCCTTCGGGTGCGCAACTTAGGCAAGGATACATACGGTTGGTAGAACTCTAGTAAAAAGAGCAAATCTACAACCCTGTACCCTTACTTCGTTGCGCTCTTTTTGCCGAAGTTGAGGTACCAGAAAAGACCTGACTGTGTCCTTGCGATAGTTCTCTCCCAAAGGCGGGAAGGACAAAAAATGTTAAACACAGTCAATAAGGAAACAAAGAAGTATTATCTCACCATCGATGGTCAAGAGGTGAAGGTTACCGAAGAGGTGTACAGGGCCTACAAACGTCCGATCTGGGCTGAGCACAAGCGTAATGATCGGCAGAAAATTTGTCAGGTTAGTAATGGTAAGGGTGGACTTAAAAGATGCACAGAAGATTGCTCTAAATGTAGTCGCACTAAGGAAGGCAGCGTCCTTTCACTAGATGGTCTCGAAGAAGCTGGATATAGCGTTGAGGACCACGCACAGGATGTTGCAGAGATTGTTGCAGAAAAGATACTTCTTGAAGAGCTCTTTATGGCTCTTGAGGAACTAGATCCCAATAGTCAGCGTATCTGCGAACTACTTATGGAGGGCCGTTCGAAGCGTGAAATCGCTAGAATTATGTCAATTCCGCAGTCGAGTTTTGAGTATCAGTTTAAAAAGCTGATGGCATCCTTAAGAGATCGTCTGGAAGACTATATCTAAAGCATAATAAAATAGACGGTGCTGATGTAAAAGTCAGTACCGCCTTTCTTTTAATCTTTCTTATAAAATAGTGTCTCATAACCGTCTGCTCTTAGTGCCAAACCTTTCATCCAGGGCGGAGTTCTTCCCATCTGCTTACAAACTACTTCAAGGGAAGCATCCTTACTACATTCAATAATTAACTCGTCATGGACGTGACCACAGATAAAGCAATGACGAAGTGTTTTCATAGCGTAGGCCAGGATATCCCGGCTGATTGCCTGGACAACATTTTCCGTAAACTTCGGGCCGTAACTTTCTATACGCTCCCACTTCTTAGTATTACCGGTCCCTTCGTATGTGACAGACTCACCGCCGAACTGGTTCTGTTCGATCTTAGGCTTTACATAGGAAAGTCTTCTGCCGGAAGGAAGCTCAATAAACAGCATACCCTTTTGGTAGTAGAAATTAATGCCATGTGTTTTGGTATGTGTTCTTAAACGAACAGCTTCTTTAACATTTCTGTCAACATCCCACCACAGCTTAGTAATATTTGGGTTTGATGCTCTCCAAGAATCAACCAGCGGCTGCAATTCTTCTTCAGTAAGGCCCATCTCCAACGCGCCCATAGCCTTAAGTGCACCAACACTACCGCCATATCCAAGTGCCAATTCTGCGATTTTGCCTTTTTGACGGAGGTGGCTATTTATTCCGTGCTTCTCAACCGGTACATGGAACATGGCAGAAGCGGAAGCGCAGTAGATATCACCATCATTTTCAAATACGTCTAATCGCCAGTGCTCCCTGGCTAAGAAGGAGAGAACCCTAGCCTCGATAGCACTAAAGTCGCATACAATAAATTTGTATCCTGGTCTTGGAATAAAAGCGGTTCGGATAAGCTGAGAGAGAGTATCCGGCACATCTTCATAAAGAAGTTTTACTGCATCATAATCTCCAAGCTTTACAAGGGACCGTGCATCTTCCAAATCAGGGATATGGTTCTGAGGAAGATTTTGCAGTTGTATATGTCTGCCTGCCCAGCGGCCAGAACGTGAAGCACCATAAAATTGAAACATGCCACGAGCCCTGCCATCTAAGCAGACGGTGTTTTGCATGGCCTGATACTTTTTAACGCTACTTTTTGCAAGCTGTTGGCGAATTTGAAGCACGTCACGTTGCTCCTCTGGTACAGTCTTTATTAGGTCTGTGACTTTCTTTTTATCAAGTGATTCGGTCTCAACGCCATTATCTGAAAGCCACTGTTTTATCTGCAAAACGCTGTTTGGATTATCAAGGTTAGTAAGTTCCTTCATTGCTGCAGTGAGTTCTTCTTTCGATCTCTCATCAAATACAATGGCGTTTTTAACGACAGACATATCTAGTAGGATACCTCTGTCATTTATCCCTTGATCCAGATGGTATTCATCCCAAATAAACTCAGGTACCGGATAGCTTTCTAGCCGCTTCTTAACTGCTTGTTCAACTTCAACATCTCGGACATTGTATTTCTTAAATAAGGACCATTTTTCCATATCATGTGCAGGCAGGTTGCGAGTACGGCCACCGTTTATTTTGGTTGCCTTGCATGGAACACAGAAATATTTGATGAGATCTTTGCCGCCTTTTAGTTTCTGTTCACCTAGATTTAGAACTGAACCAACGCCTTCAAGTGAAAGCGGTAAGCCCATATAAGCAGCCCATATCATGCTGCAACGCCAAGAAGATGGGTCAAGGTAACCTCCAACAGTGTCTTCTGGGGTGCTGTAGCTACTAAACTTATCTGGGTAATGTTTTCGAAGCCAATAGGATAAACAGACACGTTCGAAAGAAGCATTAAATGCCCATTTAATTATGTTAACATCGGTTAGTGCATTTAATATGTCTTCTGGGACTTTCTCCCCTAAGGCTAAGTCAATAACATGTACCGCACCGCCATTAACTGCATAACCAAACAGGAGGACTTCAAAGTTTGGAGATTCTGCATATCGATATACACCGCATTTGCTAAGGTCCACGTCTGAGTAAGTTTCAAGGTCAATAGAAAGTGTCTTTATATCTTCCATAACATCATCCTTTCAATAGAATAAGGGCGGCAGCAGGAGTGCCACCGCCCGAGCAATTAAAACTTATCGAGTGGATCAAAGTTTTTCTTTGCTTTCTCTTTCTTGTGCTTTTTGATGGTGTCATTAATCTCATTTACGAGCAAAAGTAGTGCTCCAATGTTAAAAATACCGAACAAAGTAATAGCTTCAATAACAAGAATAGTTTCCATATGATTTACCTCATTTCTTTGATTGTCTTAGGTGGCAGGTATTCCTACCACCCGGGTTCTTAGTTACCGTTTAGGAAAGGAAGTCTTCATCATCCTCAGTAGCAAAGTCATCTTCGGCATTTGACTTACCACCAAGATGCTCACCATCGCGGATCTTCTGAAGGTTATTAAGGGAACAAGCGATGCCCTTATTTCCGTTGGTGTTGAATGCGTAGAAGTTTAGACTGGCACGTCCATAAACGCCGGAATAAATCTCAGAGCGCTCGATGATAGGCTGACAGTCTGCATCTACGATGCCAGGCGCAGAGCTGTTGTTGGCATTCATAAAATATGCGTTTGCATAAGCAGGATCATCAGGTCGTTCTGCATCGCCATCGCGAAGAGGAGTTTTTAGTGTAGCAAGAGGCGGAACTGTACGGCCATTGCCTTTGAGCTTGCCTTCACCTTCGTGGTAAGCTGCTTCAATCGCAGCTTTTATCTTAGCGATTGTCTTAGTGTCGGACTTAGGGATAATGAGAGATACACTATACTTTGGAGTGCCACCATTTATAGATTTAGGCTCCCATGCATTCACATAGCTCCAACGGGTATCAGGACCAGTAACTACTTTTAACGGATTAACTGTCTTTGTCATAATTTATTTCCTCCTTAATTTTCATTAAAATCTTCAAATGCCGAGTTGAATTCAGGCCTCTTGTCATAAGCGGTAACAAGGACCGGTTTTCCAGGTGGCTTATAGGTTAGGCTACCGAGAATATCTTCAAATGTTTTCTTGCCGAGAAGCGCTGTCATGGCTGTGATACCAAGCAGTTTCTTCTCATATGGATATTTTCCGGCTGCAATAACTACATCAGCTACAGCAGCTTCGTCGGTGAACTTTCTGTTAGAACGACCAGCGACTACTTTGAAACCTTCAAACTTAGTACCGTTCAGAGCTTCCTTCAGAGCATATTCCTTGACATCGTTGGCCCAGGAAACCAGCTCATCTGCTTTTGTAAGGATAGCTGCTATTTCATCATTATCGAGAGTGGCAGGTTCCTCAAAGTCATACTTTGCGAGCTCCAGATAGTATTCAGCACGCTTCCTGCAAGTAGCTTTAGCCTTGCAGAACTGGCAGTGTTCACCAGCCATGTATTCACCTTCACCCTTGATAGCAAGCTGTGCAGTAGGAGCCAAAACTTCTTCAGCCCACTTGATTAGTTCGCTCTTAGAGATGCTGTGCTCGCTTATGTTTTCTCTACGCGGCTGATAGATAATAAGGTGGATTTGGTCGATGTCGTAAATGCCATCGAAAAGAGCCAAGCCTCCAAGAGCATAGCAGAGCATTTGCGGATTTCTTTCAGATGATACTTCGATTCCGAGTCCGTATTTATAGTCAATTACGGTGAGAGTGCCGTCTGCGATAATCAGACAGTCAACATAGCCATAACCTTCAGGGACATATCTTGAGAAATCAAGCTTCTGCTCTATAAGTATCTGAGAGTCAGCACAGGTTTCTTTCGCTGCCTCAAGCTGTTCAAGTACAAAGGATGCGTAATATTCGGCATGGCTGTTCATTTCCTCATCGTAGAAGTTTAAGGATTCAGTTGGGTCCTTTGTATCAAGTCCCAGCAATTTTTCAAGCTTATATTGCGCGAGTGCATGGGCATCAGTGCCTTCCTGTGCAAAGCTGCTGGAAGTATCTTCGAACTTCTTACTAAGTAGTGCCGATGGCGGACAAGATATCCACCTGTGCGCGGATGAAGCTGAAAGTAGGGCATGTTTTACACTCATTTAATTGCCTCCGCTTCCGCAAGTAATGCGGCATACTGTGACGGGTCTACGCTGGAGAGCTTCTCCGCACCGTATTTTTTCAGAAGCCCTTTAATCGCTTCTGTGTATCCGGCTCTAGACATTTCTGTAAACTTCTTACGAACATCTAAGAATGAATACTCTGGTTTCGGTTCCTCTGGCGGTATTGCAGGTCTTTCTATAACATCCTCGGGCTCGACATCTGTACTTGAGAAAATCTCTGTAAGCGAGTCAGCAATGTTAATGAGAGATTTACCGCAGTCCTTAAGTTCAGCAATAACCTGACTAAGTTCACTCATCTTGCTCATTAGGAGTACCTCCTTCCTTCTTTTCTTGTTCCTTTGCAGACAGGGCTTTGATTTTCTGAGCCAGTCTCTTGGATACAACGCTTATGGCTGTGAGGGTGTCAGCAAGTTCTTCATCAAGTTGCTGATCTTTTGAAGCCTCATTCGTCTGTGTCTGCATGGTGTTACCTTCCTTTCCGAGAGGATTTACTTCCTTTCTAATAGTCCCAGGACAGTTTTGTGTGGTTTGAACGAAAAAACTTTTATGATTTTTTCAGACAACACATTTTTCATGTCCTTCAATAGTCCCAGGACACTAAGAGCAGAAATGAACGAAAAAAGACAGAAGATTTTTTAGGTCTTCTGTCGCTTATATAAGGAAGGAAAAATAATTTTTAAAGACTTTTCAATGTCGTGAACTTAATTTCTTATGATTGATATGGTGAATACCATAAAAAAAAAGGATCCAGAAAATATGGATCCCTCATGATAATTATAGGTTAGTACAAGTACGAGTTTGGCTTGCAGCGCATTATATTAAGTTGCTTTGATCTTACAATCCAAGATATATTTCCAGAAACAACTTGTTTAGGAACATGATATCTTTTGGCTAGCAGTTGTATTGCTCTACGCGTAGGAAATCTAGAATATCTCATCACGTAACGAATGATTGTATCTCTTATACGAATATTTATTTGAGCTCGCTTCATTGTGTACCTCCTAACTATAGTATTTCATAAATTGCATGCTTTTTGCTATTGAAATTACCAGTAAAACGAATTCTGGTGCTGTACTCAGATTCAACAAGAGAGAAAAACTTCTTCCCAAATTGACCAGCTACTCCGTTAGGAAGGTCCCAAGCGTCTCCGAAGAGTTCAGGAACTGTGAAAGTATCGCCTTTAGAATAATTTGACAGAGCTTTATTAACACCATCCATTGGAGTAATTGTGTTATATTCACTAAATAATTCTCTGCGAATGTAGTCTTGAATGGAAAGTCTGTGTTCATCTGCGCGATTGCAAAGTTCCTCGTAGTTTTCATCTGAAATAGTAAATTTGACTGTTGTAGACATAATATGCTCCTCCTTAAGATTAAAATGTTATGGACTTGCGAAAGGCAGGTCCCTACGTTTGAATTCATTATAAGGCAGGGACATACCTTTTGTCAATACAGAAATATAAATATTTTTGCTCGTAGAAATCTGGATCGCTTACATCCGAAAAAATTAATCAATAATTCGTTCAAAGTAGCAGTTTCTGTCCTGGGACTGGTAGAGGGACTTTTATGCCGCTCGAATCTTAATAAGGAGGTTCGCTTATGAACGAACAGATGAGATGTAAATATGGTACCGGCGGAGTGGACAAGAAAAACAGTGAAGGCTATCCCGACCCTACCGCATACGAGGCGCTGACAAACATTAAAAAGGAAGATAAGGTCTTCAGGCCGCTTGTGTTTATCTGCTCACCTTTTGCGGATGATGTAGAGAAAAATACAGAAATGGCAAAGCTTTATAGCCGCTTCGCTGTTATAAAAAGAAATGCTATTGCCTTTGCTCCTCATCTACTCTTTCCTTTATATCTTTCAGAAGATGATCCTGCGGAACGCGAGCTTGCTCTGTTCATGAATTTGGTCTTCTTAGGCAAATGTGATGAGCTGTGGGTGTTTGGTAAGAACATTACAAATGGTATGCAGATGGAGATTGATAAAGCAAAGAAGAAGCGGCACATGATAATTCGTTATTTTACCGAGGAAATGGAGGAGGTTGAAACATGCAACTAACAATTTGTACTGCAAACTGTGTCGGTAATCAGAAGAACTGCCTCTATCCAAATAAAAGACTTGTTACCACGGAAGATGAACTAAAGGAAGCAGTGAAACTCGACCACGTCTGTGCTGAATATAAGAACAACTACCGTAGCGCAGATAATTTCTTAAAGTCTGATGTTATCGTGATGGATTGCGATAATGATCACACCGAAAATCCGGATGAGTGGATAACCCCAGAGGCTTTGGATGAGTTTTATATGGATGTTTCATATGGAATTGCTCCCAGCCGCCATAACATGCTTTCTAAGGATGGAAAGGTAGCAAGACCCAAGTTCCATGTTTACTTTGCTATAGAAGAGATAACAGATGCGGAAAGATATGTGGCTATGAAAAGAGCTATCCAAGCTCAGTTTCCGTTCTTTGATGATAACGCTCTGGATGCAGCGCGTTTCATTTATGGGGCTGATACCGGCGATGTTATCTGGCATGAAGGTTGGCTCACTATTGATGAGTTGGTGGAGAATGTTCCTGCACCTACAAACTCAGGTTACAGCAACTCAATACCTGAAGGTCAACGTAATAATACTCTGTCTCGTTTTGCTGGTCGCGTTGTAAAGAGATACGGCAGCACAGATAAAGCTCATGAAATTTTTCTGGAAGAAGCAAGGAAGTGCGATCCACCTTTGGATGACGAAGAACTTACAGCAATCTGGAATAGTGCTATCAAGTTTGCTAGGAAGGTTCAAGGCCAGGATGGGTATGTTCCTCCTAATGACTATAATGCCGACTTTGACACGCTCAGACCTTCTGACTTTTCTGATATTGGTCAGGCAAAGGTGCTGACTCGTGAATATGGTAATGAGCTCTGCTACACCGATGCTACTGATTATCTTCGTTTTAACGGTGAGTATTGGATGGAATCAAGGCAACAGTCGGTTGGTGCAATGGAAGAGTTCCTCGATTTACAGCTTCAAGATGCCCTCGATGAGGTGGAAAGCGCCTTGAATGCATTAGTTGCTTTGGGTGAAAAGGAAGAAGCTATTCTTGCTGGCGGTAAAAAGTATGAAGCTTCACTTTCAGGAGAACCATTAAAGGCGTTTAAGAAGTATCAGTCGGCTGTTGCCTATAGAGCTTTTGTAATGAAGCGCAGGGATATGAAGTATGTCATTTCAGCATTACAAGCAGCAAAGCCTATGCTGGAAATCAAGGTGAGCGATTTAGATAAGGATGAATTCCTACTTAATACGCCGGGTGTTACTTTTGATCTTCGTAAGGGTCTGGCCGGTGGTCGTGCTCCGGATGCAGTGGATTATATTACAAAGCAAACAACCGCTTCTCCAGGAGATAAGGGTGAGCAAATTTGGTTAGAGGCTCTGAATACCTTCTTTTGTAATGATCAGAAGTTGATTGATTACGTACAGCAGATTGTTGGCCTTTCTGCAATCGGTAAAGTCTATCTCGAAGCTATTATCATCGCTTATGGAGGAGGTCGCAATGGTAAATCAACCTTCTGGAACAGCATCTCAAGAGTGCTTGGCTCCTACAGCGGTGCTATCTCAGCAGATACACTTACAGTAGGTTGCCGCAGAAACGTAAAACCTGAAATGGCAGAGCTTAAAGGCAAACGCCTCATTATTGCATCCGAGCTTGAAGAGGGCATGCGCCTGAACACTTCAATTGTTAAACAGCTTAGCTCTACGGATGAAATCGAAGCTGAGAAAAAGTATAAGGACCCGTTCAAGTTTGAGCCTTCTCATACACTGGTGCTTTATACGAATCATCTTCCGAGAGTCGGTGCCAATGATGATGGCACCTGGAGACGTCTCATCGTCATTCCCTTTAATGCAAGAATTGAGAATAAAAGTGACATCAAAAACTATGCCGACTACCTTGTTAAGAATGCAGGCTCGTACATTATGAGCTGGATCATCGAAGGTGCAAAGAAAGCTATTGAGGCTAACTACCATTTCAGTGTTCCAGCATGTGTTCAGGAGGCTATTGAAGCGTACAGAGAAAATAATGACTGGCTTGCTTCCTTTTTAGAAGATTGCTGCGAAGTGGATAAAACATACCAGCAAAAATCCGGTGAGTTTTATCAGGAATACCGTGCACATTGTGGGCGTAACGGCGAGTACACAAGAAGCACAACCGATTTTTACACTGCTTTGGAGGCAGCTGGGTTTGAACGCAAAAAGACAAAGAATGGAGTTTTCATTTATGGCGTGCACTTAAAAGAAGAAGATTTTCTGAACTGACGTGCACCGACCTGCATAAAACAAAAAGGTGCAAGTCGATGAAGGTCCTATATAAAAAGTCTCTATAGAGGAAATTTAGTAAAAAAATAGCCTATAGGGGGTTTATGCTATGACCTTCACCGACCTGCACCATTGATTGATGGAGATATAGCGATGAGAGAAAAAGAAATAGAAAAGAAGTTAACTTTGGAAGTAAAAAAGCGTGGCGGGCTGGCACTGAAGTTTGTATCTCCGGGTTTTGATGGTATGCCGGATAGAATCGTTCTAATACCTGGTGGGATTATTACTTTTGTGGAAGTAAAGTCCCCTGGTAAACGCCCACGCCCTTTACAGATGGCAAGACACAAATTGCTTAGAGGATTAGGCTTTTTAGTTTTTGTACTAGACGACGAGAGTCAGATTGGAGGGATTTTAGATGCAGTACAATCCTCATGATTATCAGAAGTACGCAATCAGTTATATCGAATCTCGTCCGGTGTCAGCAGTACTGCTTGATATGGGTTTAGGAAAAACAAGTATCGCTCTTACTGCAATAAATAACCTGCTATTTGATTTCTTCGATGCCCATAAAGTGTTAGTAGTAGCACCTCTTCGAGTAGCAAGAGATACCTGGCCTGCTGAAATTGAAAAATGGGATCATCTAACTGACCTGATCGTTTCTGTTGCAGTAGGAAGCGTTTCTGAACGGTTGCAAGCGTTAAAGGTCCAAGCCGATATCTATGTAATTAATCGTGAGAATCTTTCCTGGCTCATTGACGAGAGTGGACTTGTGTTTGATTTCGATACAGTTATAATTGATGAGCTTTCTTCCTTCAAAAATCATCAGGCCAAGCGCTTTAAGTCTTTTATGAAGGTACGCCCTAGAGTAAAGCGCATCATTGGAATGACGGGAACACCAAGCAGCAATGGCTTAATGGATCTATGGGCTGAGTTTAAATTGCTTGACATGGGTGTAAGGCTTGGAAGGTTCATAACTGCATTTCGTAACAACTACTTCATGCCGGATAAGAGAAATGGGCAGATCATTTACAGTTACAAGCCTCTTCCTGGAGCAGAGAAATGTATCTATAAGAAAATTTCTGATATTACAATATCTATGAAATCTACGGACTATCTTAAGATGCCAGAACTGGTTAGTAGTGAATACACAGTTGTGCTTTCTGAAAAAGAGGCAGAACGCTATGATGAATTAGCAAGAGATCTTATACTTGAGCTTCCTGGTGGTGAGGTTACAGCTGCAAATGCTGCAGCACTTTCCAACAAGCTCTGCCAGATGGCTAATGGTGCCATTTATAAAGATAGTGGAGAAACTCAAACTATTCATAATCAAAAGTTGGATGCTTTAGAGGACATTATTGAAGCAGCTGCCGGAAAGTCGATACTTGTGGCCTATTGGTATAAGCATGATTACGAAAGAATCGTAGAAAAGCTTCAAAACATTAAGGTTCCATTTTCTAAGCTGGATACTGCTGAAAGTATTCGAAAGTGGAACAACAAAGAAATACCAGTCGGTTTAATTCATCCTGCATCTGCAGGACATGGTTTAAATCTTCAAGCAGGTGGCTCTTGTATTGTGTGGTTCGGTCTTACTTGGTCATTAGAATTATATCAACAAACAAATGCTAGGCTCTGGCGTCAGGGCCAAACAGCTGAAACGGTTGTGGTGCAGCACATCGTTACCAAAGGCACTATTGATGAGCGTATCTTGAGGGCACTTTCCTTAAAGGATAGAAGCCAGTCGGCGCTTATCGAAGCTGTCAAAGCTGATCTGCAAATCAGAGTCAAATAAAGACAATCCGTGCCAATCCGAGAGAAATAATAATTTGGAGGTACGATTATGAAACCATATGAAGCTTTAGCAAATGCGATTATTATACAGGCAGTCAAGGACTACCGGGAAGCAATTCATTTCTTAAAGCACCATCCACATACGCCGGATCTTGATACTGAGGAAGCAAAAAAGGATATTCGAAAGATTGCTCTAAGAAATAAAATCATTAAGAATGAAGGAGAGCGGGATGGTGTAGAACGCTTTTTCCGATCCGGTTGGTTTGGGGAACTCACTGCTCTGGATGGTGATGTCCTATTAAAACAGATTCGTGAAATGGAGGTGGGCTAATATGACTGCCTTAGATTTCCTAAGCCAAGCATACCGGTTGGATCTTCGCATCGACAGCAAGCTTGAACAGATTGCTTCCTTAAATGAACTGGCCATGAAATGCACATCTACCATCACTGATATGCCTCGCAATCCTAACCATAGCATATCTTCTATGGCAGATGCCGTTGCAAAGATCGTGGACCTTCAAACGGAAATTGACCGTGACATTCATCGGTTAATTAACATTAAGCGGCAGATTGTTGCTAGTATCAAAGCCGTAGACAATAAGGAATACCAGACGTTACTTGAGCTTCGTTTCCTTTGCGGTTGTACCTGGGAGGAAGTAGCTATCAAGATGGGCTACAGCATCCAGCATACTTACCGAATGCGTGATAGGGCTTTGAAGAGAGTTGTGGTCAAAGCAAGTGGAGAGTAAAGGAGAGTTGAGGTTATTCTAGAATATAGTATAATGGTATTATAGAAAGTGTAGACACAGGCCACCGCAGGAGAGATCCTATGGTGGCTTTTGTTATGCTCTGAAAGTGAGGTGAACCAATGCCCTATAAACCAAAGCGTCCTTGTGCTTATCCCGGCTGCGGTCGGCTTGCTGTACGCGAGCAATACTGTGCCGAGCATCAAAAAGTAATGGATAAACACTACAACCAGTTTGAACGCGACCCTACATCCAACAAACGATACGGTCGTGCTTGGAAGCGTATCCGTGACCGCTACATCAAGTCGCATCCTCTTTGTGAGGAGTGTGAGAAGCAAGGGAAACTCACTCCGGCTGAAGAGGTACACCACATACTTCCTCTATCCAAAGGCGGTGGCAATGAAAAGAGCAATCTCATGGCTCTTTGCAAATCCTGTCACTCTCGAATCACTGCCGAGAGCGGTGGCCGGTGGGGGAGATCAAATCTCTGAAACTCTTTAAAGTGGACAGCGGCGTGGGGCAACGCGTACAAAAACGCGGTTTCAAACAAGGGAATAGCCCATGCCCTGCAAAGTGAGGTGAACATATGGCTAAAGACGGTACAAATCGAGGAGGTGCTCGTGTAGGTGCAGGCGCGAAAAAGAAGCCCTTGGCTGACAAAATCGCCGAAGGCAATCCCGGTGGCAGGAAGCTAACAGTGATGGAATTTAAGGATACGGCAGATCTAAAAGGACTTGAAATGCCTGAGCCAAATAAAATGCTTGAAGCTATACAAAAAGATGGTAAAGCACTGGTGGCTGGAGAAATCTACAGAAACACATGGAAGTGGCTTAACGAACGCGGTTGTGCAGTCCTCGTATCACCACAGTTGTTAGAACGCTACGCAATGAGCGTGGCTCGTTGGGTTCAATGTGAAGAAGCTGTAACTGAATATGGCTTTTTAGCAAAACACCCTACTACGGGTAATGCAATTCAAAGTCCTTATGTGGCGATGGGTCAGAATTATATGAACCAAACCAATCGGTTGTGGATGGAGATTTTTCAGATCGTCAAAGAAAACTGCACCGGTGAATACAGTGGCGCTAATCCTCAGGATGATGTGATGGAGCGGTTACTTACTGCTAGGAAAGGAATATAAAATAGTTTAAGGGAGATTACGATATGCAGATAGAAAAACTGAAAACTGAACTGTTGATCCCGGCCGATTACAATCCTCGTAAAGATTTAAAACCTGGCGATCCGGAATTCGAGAAATTGAAACGCTCCATCGAGCAGTTTGGCTATGTTGAACCCGTTATATGGAATAAGACCACATCTCATGTTGTAGGTGGTCATCAACGTTTGAAGGTGCTACTTGATATGGGCATCACCGAAGTTGAGTGTGTGGTTATTGAAATGGATGAGGAAAAAGAGAAAGCCCTCAATATTGCCCTCAACAAAATCAGCGGTGATTGGGATAAGGATAAGCTTGCTCTCCTCATTACAGATTTACAGGGAGCAGACTTTGATGTGTCCCTAACCGGCTTTGAACCTGTCGAACTTGATGCGTTGTTTAAAGATTCGCTTAAGGACGGTATTCATGATGATGACTTCGATGTAGATGCCGAACTGCAAAAGCCTGCACTCACCAAGCAAGGCGATGTCTGGAAGCTTGGCCAGCATAGGTTAGTTTGCGGTGATTCCACTAAGGCTTGTACTTTCACAATACTGATGGACGGGAAACTCGCAAATCTTGTAGTAACCGACCCTCCGTATAATGTCAACTATGAAGGTACGGCAGGTAAAATTAAAAACGATAATATGGGAAATGAAGCATTCTATACTTTTCTGCTTGATGCATTTAGGAACATCGAAGCGGTAATGGCGAAGGATGCTTCTATTTATGTGTTCCATGCGGATACTGAAGGCTTAAATTTCAGAAAGGCATTCACTGAAGCAGGTTTCTACCTTTCCGGTACTTGTATCTGGAAAAAGCAGTCGCTTGTTCTTGGTCGCTCACCTTATCAATGGCAGCATGAGCCTGTTCTTTTTGGTTGGAAGAAGTCTGGAAAGCACAACTGGTATGCCGATCGTAAGCAGACTACCATCTGGGAATTTGAGAGGCCGAAGAAAAACGGTGACCATCCAACCATGAAGCCGGTAGCACTGGTAGCATATCCGGTCCTCAACTCTAGTCTGACTAACTGCATCGTGCTAGATCCTTTTGGAGGATCAGGAAGTACACTCATTGCCTGTGATCAGACAGAGCGCATTTGCTACACCATTGAGCTTGATGAAAAGTATTGTGATGTCATTGTAAAAAGGTATATAGAGCAAGTCGGAAATGATGATGGTGTATATCTTTTAAGAGATGGTTCTGAAATTCGATACAGTGATCTGCCGGAAGTAAAGGCTGATTAGTAAACTCCGTCTATGCATAAAAACCGCCTATGATCTATTAATTATATCACAGAAATATGCTCAAATGACTTGCTATTTACAGCGTTTAGAGTGATATATGTAGTACTGAAAAAATGAAAGGCGGTATAAAAGTGAAGATTAATTATAATGTTACAGGAGAAAAAAGAAAATTACTGGTGGGTGCAATCAGTCAGGAACTAAATACACCGACAAAATACCTCGGCGCACCTACCTTCGCTTACGAAGTTGGTAGCTACAATATCGACAAGAACGGGTTACTTAGAGGAGCTGATAATCCCGAATTGGTTGCCGACCTGCAGGGATTGCATGACTTTAAGGCAATTACGGAGGAATATGACACTCCACTCCCTGAAGCAGAACCTGTACCGGAGGATGTTCAAATTCCTTACGAAGCCGCTCTTGGTGGCAGGATCAGCCCCTACCACGATTATGAGGAGCCACCCGTATATGGGGAACCCGAGCAAGGTGATGCATTTGAAGCCAACCATATGACCATCGAGATGCCAAGGTTGGCCTTCACCGATATGGCTCTTGAAAACCTCAAGCGAATAGTTGAAAGTAAATCAGCCCTGATCAAAAAAGCTCTTGGCGTAGATTGCACCCCTATTATTACAGGAGACGAAACTATCAGCTTCCCTTGGTTTCGAGGAGAGCTTACCTCAGATGAGGTCAATGCCTACACCCATTTTGTTACTGCGCTTTGCAAGATGGCAAAAACACAAAAAAGAGTCAATGCTACCGAAAAGCAAGTGGAGAATGAGAAGTATGCTTTTTGCTGCTTCCTACTACGGCTTGGTTTCGTAGGGACAGAACACAAAGCGGAGCGTAAAATCCTGCTAAAGAACTTATCAGGCAATAGCGCTTTTAAAAATGGAGCCCCAACTAAAACTGAGGAGGTAATAACTAATGAATAACTTTCCTTCGAGGGAGATAGTAGAACGTCTCCGTAAGCTATATCCATCTGGTACACGAGTGGAATTGGTACACATGAACGACCCTTATTCCAAACTAAGGCCCGGCGACCAAGGAAGCGTGGATTTCATGGACGACACGGGTACAATTTTCTGCTCCTGGGATTTCGGTTCCTCCCTCGGCATTGTATATGGAGAGGATGCGGTTCGAAAGCTGTAATGATTTGTGAGATGGTAGGAAACTCAAAGGAGGATGAAAATGGATATAAAAATAAAGGAACAGATATTCGCAATCAGCTCCACAGGCGAAACGAACATGTTTGATGTATCAAAGGTACAGGAAATCGCTATGCGTGAAGGATACGCTGAGTTGCTTGCTTTCCTCGCTGATAACACTGGCGCCTATGCCCGCTTCATTTTGACCGGCGAAGAGGAATAAATAACTAAACACTTGCAGAGAACAGTGCCAGAAACGGCTCTGTTTCTCGTACAGATATATTTTAAAGGCTTGCTTGATGCAGGTCTATTTTTGTGCTCGAAAGGAGGCGGCGGATATACGAAAACTTAAGAAATACACCCCGACACGGTTTAAGTCGTCTGATTCGGTCTACGATAAGTCCTCAGCTGATTACGCCGTATCCTTTATAGAGGCACTCTGCCATACCAAAGGCACATGGGCGGGAAAGCCATTTGAACTAATCGACTGGCAAGAGCGGATTATACGTGATGTGTTCGGAACTCTGAAGCCGAACGGCTATCGGCAGTTCAACACTGCTTATGTAGAGATACCTAAGAAGATGGGGAAAAGTGAACTTGCGGCGGCTGTTGCCCTGTTGCTCACCTGCGGAGATAACGAGGAACGCGCCGAGGTTTATGGCTGTGCTGCCGACCGCAACCAGGCATCCATCGTTTTTAACGTGGCAGCAGATATGGTACGAATGTGCCCAGCTCTGTCAAAGCGAGTAAAAATCATTGACTCTATGAAACGACTTATTTATCAACCGACAGGCAGTATTTATCAAGTACTTTCAGCCGATGTCGGAAACAAACATGGCTTTAACACCCACGGTGTAGTGTTTGACGAGCTTCATACCCAACCTAACCGAAAGCTGTACGATGTTATGACCAAAGGTAGCGGTGATGCAAGAATGCAGCCACTGTATTTCCTTATAACTACTGCTGGAGACAACCAGAATAGTATCTGTTGGGAGGTACACCAGAAGGCCCTGGATATTATAGACGGTAGAAAGCATGACCCGACTTTTTACCCGGTGATATACGGGGCGGCACAGGAAGATGACTGGACAGATCCGAAAGTCTGGAAGAAAGCAAATCCTTCCCTCGGCATTACGGTTAGCATGGATAAAGTCAAAGCAGCCTTTGAATCAGCTAGACAGAATCCTGCTGAAGAGAACAGCTTCCGGCAGCTTAGGCTCAATCAATGGGTTAAACAGGCAGTGCGTTGGATGCCTATGGAAAAATGGGATGCTTGCGCATTTGCTGTTGACCCGGAATCACTGCGTGGGCGAGTTTGTTACGGAGGTCTTGACCTTTCCTCATCGACCGATATTACGGCTTTCGTGCTGGTCTTTCCACCATTGGCTGAGGATGATAAATACACCGTACTGCCATTCTTCTGGATACCGGAGGATAACATCGATTTGCGAGTACGTCGTGATCACGTGAACTATGATGTATGGAAAAAGCAAGGATTTCTACAAACCACTGAAGGCAATGTAGTACATTACGGCTTTATTGAAACATTCATTGAAGAGCTAGGAACAAAATATAACATTCGAGAAATCGCTTTTGACCGTTGGGGTGCTGTGCAAATGACGCAGAATCTTGAGAACCTCGGCTTTACGGTTGTTCCCTTTGGTCAGGGCTTTAAAGATATGTCTCCACCGACTAAAGAATTAATGAAACTGACCTTAGAACAAAAAATTGCTCATGGCGGACATCCAGTCCTTCGGTGGATGATGGACAACATATTTGTCAGAACCGACCCTGCCGGAAATATCAAGGCAGATAAGGAAAAGTCTACCGAGAAGATTGACGGTGCAGTTGCTACGATTATGGCACTTGACCGTGCAATTCGCTGTGGTGGAGGTTCAGGTTCTTCTGTTTATGATGAACGTGGTCTGCTTATTTTTTAGTAAAGGAGAGTGATATCTATGGGAATACTTCAAGGAATATTTAAGGCTCGTGATAAGCCTAAAGATAGTTTAGGTGGAAGCCGTTATAGTTTCTTTTTTGGAGGAACTACTGCTGGAAAACCTGTTAATGAACATACGGCAATGCAGATGACGGCGGTCTACTCATGCGTGAGGATACTAGCCGAAACATTAGCTGGACTCCCACTTCATGTCTATAAATACAACGATAGTGGCGGAAAAGAGAAATATTTACAACATCCATTATATAAACTGCTTCATGATGAGCCAAACCCTGAGATGACTTCATTTACGTTTCGTGAAACGCTGATGAGTCATCTTTTATTATGGGGAAATGCTTATGCACAGATTATTAGAAACGCGCGTGGCGAGGTTATTGCTCTCTATCCGCTTATGCCAAACAAAATGACAGTCGACCGGGACAATAACGGCCGGCTTTTTTATTTATATCAACGAAGTATAGAGGATGCGCCCACCCTTGGTAAAGACAGCTTTGTCTATTTAGACCCATCCGATGTGCTTCATATCCCAGGCTTAGGATTTGATGGATTAATGGGCTATTCACCGATTGCTATGGCTAAAAATGCTATTGGATTAGCGATGGCTACAGAAGAATATGGAGCGAAGTTCTTTGCTAATGGAGCAGCTCCTGGTGGTGTACTGGAACATCCGGGCACAATCAAAGATCCGCAAAAGGTAAAAGAAAGCTGGAATGCCGCCTATCAAGGTTCAACTAATTCTCATAGGGTGGCTGTTCTTGAAGAAGGTATGAAGTATCAGCAAATAGGCATCCCTCCTGAGCAAGCACAGTTTCTGGAGACACGGAAATTCCAGATAAATGAAATCGCCCGTATTTTTAGAATACCACCTCATATGCTGGCTGACCTTGAGAAAAGTAGCTTTTCGAATATTGAGCAGCAGTCACTAGAATTTGTCAAATACACTCTTGATCCTTGGGTAGTGCGCTGGGAGCAAAATATGTTTCGTTCTCTTCTTATGGAAAGCGAAAAAAATACTGTTTTCATTAAATTCAACGTGGACGGTTTACTTCGGGGTGATTATGTAAGCCGTATGAGTGGCTACGCAACAGCCAGACAAAATGGATGGATGAGTGCAAATGACATCAGAGAGCTTGAGAACCTTGACCGAATACCAGTAGAACTTGGCGGTGATCTCTATCTTATTAATGGAGCTATGACCAAATTACAGGACGCTGGTGCGTTCGCAAATACAACAAGATTGGAGGAAACCCAATGAAGAAATTTTGGAACTGGGTAAAGGATGAGAAATCTGGCACCCGAACGTTATATCTCGACGGCGTGATTGCCGAGGAATCATGGTTTGATGATGATGTCACCCCTAAGGCTTTTAAATCAGATTTATTTGCCGGTGAGGGTGACATTGTTATTTGGTTGAATTCACCGGGTGGTGATTGCATCGCTGCTAGTCAAATTTACACCATGCTGATGGATTACAAAGGTAAAGTTACCATCAAGATTGATGGCATCGCAGCATCTGCAGCATCTGTAATTGCTATGGCAGGAACGACTGTATTTATGGCACCTACTGCACTGATGATGGTGCATAACCCATTGACCGTAGCTATCGGTGACAGCGAAGAGATGCAAAAAGCTATAGATATGCTTTCGGAGGTAAAGGAAAGCATCATCAATGCCTATGAAATCAAGACTGGCTTATCAAGGACCAAGCTTTCTCACCTTATGGATGCAGAAACTTGGCTCAACGCCAATAAGGCAATTGAACTCGGTTTTGCAGATGAGGTTTTGGAGGATGAGAAAAAACGCATCCAACAAGATGATGTCATCTATGCTTTTAGCCGTAGAGCAGTCACAAATTCGTTACTTGATAAAATATGTCCCAAGAAAACGCTTTCTAAAAAAGGCATATCCGCTGATTTACTTGAAAAGCGGCTCAACAACATCATTCATTAATAGGAGGAAAAGATTATGAACAAGATTTTAGAACTGCGCGAGAAACGCGCTAAAGCTTGGGACGCTACCAAGGCGTTCTTAGACACAAAGCGTGGTACAGACGGTTTGATTTCTGCTGAGGATGAAGCAACCTACAACAAGATGGAAGCCGATGTAGTTGCTCTTGGTAAGGAAATCGACCGCTTAGAAAAACAGGCCATATTGGATGCTGAACTTAACGCTCCTATGGCTAATCCGTTGACAGGAAAACCAGCTGCTCCAAAAATGGAAGGAAAGACAGGTAGAGCATCCGACGAATACAGGAAAGCATTCTGGAACGCAATGCGTACACGTGCGGGTGAGGGTCTTGATCCCATCATAAAAAATGCTCTTAAGGTTGGCACTGATTCCGAAGGTGGATACCTAGTCCCTGACGAGTTTGAAAGAACCCTTGTAGAGGCTTTGGAGGAAGAGAACATTTTCCGCAGACTGGCAAATGTCATTACAACAGCTTCCGGTGATAGAAAAATTCCGGTGGTAGCATCTAAGGGTACAGCATCATGGATTGATGAGGAAGGCACAATTCCTGAAAGTGATGATAGCTTCGGCCAAGTTTCAATAGGAGCTTATAAGCTGGGTACAATGATCAAGGTTTCTGAGGAACTTCTAAACGATAGCGTATTTCAACTTGAACCTTATATTTCAAGGGAATTTGCAAGACGTATCGGTAATAAGGAAGAGGAAGCTTTCTTTACTGGTGATGGTTCTGGTAAACCGACAGGTATCCTGGCCACTACAGGAGGAGCTCAACTAGGAGTAACTACTGCTGGTGCTACAGCTATTACTCTTGATGAAGTGCTTGACCTGTTCTATTCACTAAAGGCACCTTACCGTAATAAGTCTGTATTCATCATGAATGACTCAACAGTAAAGGCAATTCGCAAGCTAAAAGATGGTCAAGGTCAGTATTTATGGCAGCCATCTATACAAGCTGGGACTCCAGATACTATTCTTAACCGTCCGTTGTATACATCTTCTTACGTGCCAACGATTGCAGCAGGAGCGAAGACAATAGCATTTGGGGATTTCAGTTATTACTGGGTTGCTGACCGTCAAGGTCGTGTATTTAAGAGACTTAATGAACTTTATGCCGTTACTGGCCAAGTAGGCTTTGTAGCTACTCAGCGTGTAGACGGAAAACTGATCCTGCCCGAAGCAATTAAAGTACTTCAGCAGAAAGCTTAATGGAGGTGCATTATGAGCTATAACACAAAGAATTACACCGAACAGGGCGGCGATAAAACCGTTATTGGTGGTACATTGGAGATTAAACAGGAGGCCACGGTAACGGGGCTTCCAGTTGCAGAGAATCAGGCAGACAGCACCGCCACCGAGGCAACTGGTTTGGTAACAGATTTCAATGCTCTACTTGCCAAGTTAAAAGCGGCGGGTCTGATGGTAGCAGATGAATAATCATTGAAGGAGGCGGTTGGTATGACGACAGATAATCTTCTCCCCAAAGTAAAAGCAAACCTGATTTTGACACATGATGTAGATGACGACCTTCTGTTACATTACATCAAAGCTGCCGTCTCCTACGCAGAGAGTTACCAGCATGTTGCTGAGGGCTATTATACTGAAAATACGATGCCACCCACCACTGAACAAGCAATAATCATGCTGTCGGGTCATTTCTATGAAAGTAGAGATGGTTCGACGGCTGGTTTCTTTGCCGATAGCGTGCAGGCAGGTCAGCAGGTTTGGAATACGGTGAACCTACTTCTACGTCTTGACAGGGATTGGAAGGTGTAAATTATGAGTTATGGAAAGATGAACATTTTAATCAATATCATCAGCACCGTGCCAATTAAAGATAAGGAAGGCTTTTCTATAAAGGGAGATAACATACTCGCTAGTGTACGTGCTTATAAGGAAGATCGTCACGGCAGTGAGCGGTGGACAAATATGGCTTCATTTTCTACGGCCTCTTGCCTATTTCGGTTTAGGAAAATTCCTGGTCTTAAGGTTACAACAGAAATGGTCATAGTCTGTGATGCCGGTAGATATCAAATTTTGAGTGTAGAGGATGTAAGAAACCGTGGGATGTATGTTGAGGTTTTAGCTGAAAAGCTAGAACCAACTGTGAGGTGATGAACATGGCAAAAGTCAATATCAAGATGCCGGAGGAATTTCTATTGAAAGTGTCTCAGTTAGCTGATCAGACCGATGTAATTCTTCCTAAAGTTTTGGAAGTCGGTGGTGAAGTAGTGCTGGATAAAGTCAAAGGCAATCTAAATAAAGTAATCGGCACAGATACCAAGTATCCATCCAGAAGCAGTGGTGAGTTGTTATCTTCATTAGGACTGTCGGATGCAAAGCAGGATAGAGACGGAAACTTCAATGTGAAAGTTGGTTTTGCAGAGCCACGATCAGATGGAGAGAGTAACGCTAAAATTGCAAGTATCATTGAATACGGCAAGCATGGTCAACCTGCAAAACCTTTCATGAAACCAGCGAGAACTGCATCTAGAAAACCTTGTATGAATGCAATGATAGCCAAGCTGGAGGAGGAGATCAGCAGGATATGAATATTTTAGAAGAACTCAATACCCTCGTTACCGCTATACCACTCCCCGTGGAAACCGGGGTTTTTTCAGGTTTAGCACCAGATGAGTATGCTGTGATACTGCCGCTTTCAGATATATTTGAAGTCCATGCGGATAACCGCCCAGGATTTGATGTGCAAGAAGCAAGGATATCTCTGTTCTCCAAAAGTAATTATTTAGAGAAGAAAAGACAGCTCACAATGGCATTACTAGATGCAGATTTTGCGGTGACTGAGCGCCGGTATATTGGTCACGAGGATGATACCGGATATCACCATTATGCCATTGATGTGGCAAAAAACTATAGATTGGAGGAATAACTTATGGCAACAATCGGTCTTGATAGATTGTACTATTCAAAAATTACTGAAGACACAAATGGTGAAGAAACCTATGCTGTACCTTCAGTGCTTGCAAAAGCCATTACAGCCGAACTTTCTGTGGAGCTGGTAGAAGCAATTTTGTATGCAGATGATGGTGCCGCTGAGGTCGTGAAGGACTTTAATAGCGGCACACTCACTCTTGGTGTAGATGACATTGGCCCTACAGTGGCAGCAGATTTAACTGGTGCAACTACAGATGACAACGGGGTACTAATCTCAGCAAGTGAGAACGTGGGGACTCCTGTCGCGGTAGGATTTCGTGCTCAAAAAGCCAATGGAACATACCGATATTTCTGGTTGTATCGTGTAAAGTTCGGTTTGCCAGCAACCAACCTTCAGACAAAGGCGGATTCTATTACATTCTCTACACCCACTATTGAAGGGACGGTAATGCGAAGAAACAAGCTGGATGGTATGGGAAAACATCCATGGAAAGCAGAAGTAACCGAAGGTGATGCAGGTGTCTCTGCTGAAACTATCACTGGCTGGTTCACTGAAGTTTATGAGCCTGTTTATACACCAGAACCGTAGGAGGAGAAATCATGGATAGTGAGAGAAGTGCGGTTATCAACATTGGGGGCAAAGAGTATGAATTGATCTTGACTACACGTGCAACAAAGGCGATTGCTGGTCGTTACGGTGGTCTAGAAAATCTCGGTGAAAAGCTGATGAAGTCAGAGAATTTCGAGATGGCATTAGATGAGATTATATGGTTAATTACAATACTTGCTAACCAGTCTATATTAATACGGAATCTTAGAAACAAAAATTCACCAGAAGAGTTGCTAACCGAGGATGAGGTAGAAATCCTAACCACACCGTTTGATCTAGCAGCATATAAAAACGCAATTACAGAAGCTATGTTTAAAGGTACCAAACGAAATGTGGAAAGTGAAGAAGAAACACCAAAAAACGTGGAAGTCGGGTAACAGACACTGAAGTCTTTACCCGGCTTTTTTACTATGGAACAGTTCAGATGGGCATGAATGCAGAGGAATTCTGGCTCATGCCAATTGGACTGTTTTTTGATTTATGGACCTGTCATAAGCAATGGCACGGAATCGAGAAACCAAGAAGAACTCGATCGATTGATGATATTATTCCACCAGGTATATAAGGGGAGGTGATGGTATGGCAGACAATTTTGGATTAAAGATAGGCGTTGAGGGAGAGCGTGAATTTAAGAAGGCACTTTCTGAAATCAATCAATCCTTTAAGGTTCTAGGAAGTGAAATGTCTTTAGTAACCAGTCAGTTTGATAAAAACGATAAATCCATACAGTCGGTCACTGCCCGGAATGCGGTTCTGAATAAAGAAATCGACGCACAAAAAGATAAGATTTCTACCCTTAAGGCTGCGCTTGATAATGCTGCCTCCTCTTTCGGTGAAAATGATCGTCGTACCCAAAACTGGCAGATACAATTAAATAAGGCTCAAGCAGAACTAAATGGCATGGAGCGTGAACTAGAGCAGTCTACAGTCGAAGCGGATAATCTTGGAGATGAACTTGAAGACTCAGGCAAAAGTGCAGAAGATGCTGGTGGCAAGTTTGATAAGCTCGGTGGCATACTGAGTGGTATTGGTGTAGCAATGGGCACGGTTGCAGTTGCTGCAGGAGCTGCTGCTATAAAATTAGGGAAAGAGGTAGTTACACAATTCGGAGAGTTGGAACAGAACCTTGGTGGCTCAGAGGCAGTTTTCGGCAAATACGCTACATCGATTCAGAAAACAGGCGAGGAAGCCTATAAAAACCTTGGCGTTTCCCAAAGCGATTACCTTGCAACTGCCAACAAAATGGGTGCATTATTCCAAGGTTCTGGTATCGAACAACAGAAAAGTCTTGAGTTGACTGAAAAAGCAATGCAACGTGCTGCGGATATGGCATCCGTTATGGGTATCGATATGTCCTCTGCGATGGAAGCCGTCACTGGTGCAGCAAAAGGCAACTTTACCATGATGGATAATTTAGGTGTTGCTATGAACGCTACAAACATTGAAGCCTATGCTCTCTCAAAGGGGTTGGATTTCACATGGAAAACAGCAACGCAAGCAGAGAAAGCCGAAGTTGCAATGCAGATGTTCTTTGAGAACACAGAGCAGTATGCTGGAAACTTTGCGAAAGAGTCAACTCAGACAATTTCCGGTTCTATTGGTTTGTTACAAGCTGCACTTGGTTCTTTTACTGCTGGACTCGGCAATGCCGATGCGGATATGACAAACCTCACGGAAAATCTAGTGGATGCGTTCCAAGCAGTTGTTGCTAACATTGTACCGGTTTTAGAGAATATCGTAACAGCTTTACCAGCAGCTACAGGAGCAATATTAGAAGCGGTTGCAGATTTGCTTCCCTCGCTTCTTGAAACCGTGATAAGTATATTTACCCAGGTACTTGAAACAATTTTAAGTCTACTACCCGAACTTATACCGGCGGCGGTTACTGCTATTATGATGATTGTTGGAGCGTTAATCGAAAATCTACCGCTACTCATAAATGCAGCTATAACTTTGGTAACTGCACTTGTGGAGGGTATTAGCAGTGCTTTACCACAGCTTATACCTGCAGCAGTTTCTGCTATCATACAGATTGTTCAAGGGCTAATTGAAAACTTACCTCTGATCCTAGACGCGGCTTTGCAATTAATATTAGGGTTAGCACAAGGCTTAGTGGAGGCCATCCCTCAGCTTATTTTAGCTTTGCCAGCTATAATCTCAGCGGTAGTGGATTTTCTAATTGAAGCTATTCCACAGATTATTGATGCCGGTATTCAATTGTTGACTTCATTAGTAACAGCTCTACCTACGATCATCGATGCAATATTGGAAGCAATTCCAGAAATCATCGATAACATTATTAATGCAGTTATTGATTCCATTCCAATGATTATCGATGCGGGCATTCGCCTTTTAATATCGTTAATTCAAGCATTACCACAGATTATTACGACAGTAGTAGCCGCGATTCCGAAGATTGTAACCTCATTGGTAGGTGCTATTGTAGATAATATCGACCAGATCATTCTTGCAGGAGTTCAGTTGTTTGTTGCTCTTATTGAAAATCTTCCTCAGATAATTGTGGAAGTAATAAAAGCAGTACCACAGATTATTGAAGGACTCATTAATGCATTCTCCGATTATATAAGCGATATGTCCGATATTGGTGATGATTTGATTAAAGGTCTTTGGCAGGGCATTACGGATGCAGGAGCGTGGTTATGGGATAAGATCTCAGGATTTTTCGGAAATGTAGTTTCAAAAATAAAAGATTTTTTTGGTATTGCATCTCCATCAAAATTATTCGCGGGTCTTGGACACAATATGGGCGAAGGCATTGGTGTGGGATTTGAAGATGCAATGGAAACAGTATCAAGAGATATGCAAAATGTGATACCAACAAGCTTTGATATGAATTATAGAAGTATAGGGCAGGGTGGTGTAAATACCGTTGGTGCAGGCATCACACAAAACATATCGGTTGTTACACCAAAGGCTCTATCTGAAAAGGAACTGTCCAGGGAATTTAAAAACCTATCACGTAAATTATCACTTGAATTATAGAGGAGGGTGGCTATGGAACTTACCTATATCAACTCAAGCGGTGAAAGTATCACACTTAATCAAGGCCGCCCATTTTTTATAACTAAGATAGACGGTACAGGCAACATACGCCAGACCGTTAACACTTTCAAGGCACCGGAACAGGACGGTGCTTTTTATGTGTCATCAACAATGGATATGCGAAACATTACGATAGAGGGCACGATTATAGGAAATACACCAGATGAAGCATATGATCTGCGTAAAAGCTTCCTAAGATTATTCAGCCCTAAGAAGTCTGGAGTAATAAAATACCGGGAGAGGCAAATTTCCTGTGTTGTTGAAGAGGCTGTTTTGTCAGTTTCCTCGAGAGAAAGGATACCAAATTTCTTTTTAAGTCTACTTTGTCCGAATCCGTTCTTTGAGACTTTGGATGATGTATGGCATGACCTTGCTTCTTGGGACCCTTTACTAGAATTTGAATTAGAGATACCGGAGGAGGGCATCGAGTTTGGGTTAAGACAGCCAAGTCAAATTATTGCTGTGGATAATTTCGGAGATGTGCCTTGTGGTTGTGAAATTATATTCAGGGCATCAGGCCCTGTTACTAATCCGGAGCTTTTGCTTTTAGATACTGGTGAGTATGTGAGAATTCTTACAACAATGAACAATGGAGATGAATTTCACATATACACGCACTTTGCTGAAAAAAGGGTAATAAGCATCATCAGTAATACAGAAAGCAATGCATTTTATCTATTAGATACTGCTTCTAATTTCTTTCAGCTAGAACCCGGCATGAATAATCTCCGTTATGATGCAACAAGTAATCTGGAATTATTGGACGTGAGTTTACATTACCGTCCGCAGTTTTTGGGGGTGTAGTATATGGAGCTATATGTATTTAATCAAAATCGAGCCTTAATCGGAATCGTAGAGTCCTTTGAATACCTACGATGGACTAGGCGTTACTCCCAGTGCGGATCATTTGAGTTAAAGGCCAATGCATCCAATGAAAATGCAACACTACTTCAGGTGGGCAATTATATCTGGAAGAACGATGATGATGAAATTGGATTAATTGAGTTTCAACAGCTATCTCAAACAGATAGTGAAATCATAACTGTCAGTGGAAGGTTTGCAACAGTGCTATTAGGGCGGAGAATTATCTGGAATACAGAAAAACTTAACGGTGACTTATCATCTTGTATAGGGCAATTAGTAAACAACAATGTCATATCACCATCTGATTCAGATAGGCAAATTACGAATATTAGTTTTTCATCGCCAAATCTGAATATACCAGTGAAGCAGCAGGTGTCGTATAGCAATCTTTTAGATGAAATACAGGAACTTTGCACAGCAGCATCCGTTGGTATTAAAACTGTTTTTGCGCCGGAGTCTGGTCATTTAACAGTTACATTGTATATCGGAACGTCATCTCAGGCTGTGTTTTCAAAGGAATATGATAACTTACTGGATCAAACATTTACAAAAAACACAGCAACATATGCCAACACAGCTAAGATTGGAGGAGAAGGAGAGGGTGAGGAAGGACGTATTTTTGAGTATATCTCAAACGGCACTGGTGAAGAACGCAGAGAAGTATTTGTAGATGCAAAAGATCTTCGTGTTACCGATTTTCCAACAGACTATGATGAAGCATTAACCTTTCGTGGGCTGACAAGACTCACTGAGCTTTCCATGTCTCATTCCTTTGATGTAATTGTCAATAACCACAGTAACTTAACCTATAAGACGGATTATGACCTCGGTCAGATTGTACAGGTCATATCAAAAAAGTGGGGAGTTACCATGACAGCCCGTATTGAAGAAGTGGAAGAAAGCTATGATGCAGAAGGACAGAGTATAAATGTTACCTTTGGGAAGGCAGAATTAACAATTGCTCAAAAAATAAAATCAGATTTCAGTCAAGTAAGGACCTCTCTTGGAGCCCCGACAGGTCTTACGGAAATGCTCGAGTCATCAAATGAGTGGGATGATCTTCAAAAATTCTCAGGTGGTGTAATGATAAGTTCTGCAAAACTTGCAGCAAATACATCAACTGCAGGAGGCAATGACCCAACACTGGCAAAATATTTTCATGTTGCAAGGGTTGTCATTAATGGATCATTTAACCGTATTGCCTTTAAGTTTGATTACATTGGTACTGGAACAACCCCTAAGATGGGTACCATTGAAGGATATGTTTATTCTACCTCATCTTTTGAAACTATATCCATTCAATCCTTTGTGCAAGCTTATACAAGAGATAAGAGTCCATTTTTACCGACTGATATCAAAGTAGTTAAGTCCACAAGTTCTACAAAATCAATATGGGATATATACGTTTGGTTATCAGACTATGGTACTGCATATGTAAATGGATTATATGCACTTACCGAAACAGGCAATTTGATTGCCGATCCCAGAAATGGAGAACTGCTGCCTGTGGCCAGTTTACCTACGGTATCAAGTATGTTCGATTATAATAGCGAAACATTCACAGTATCGACGGTTGATAATGGGACGGTAAGAACATCTACTTATAGTGAAAAAGGTGAATTTTATTCGTTACAGTTGCCAAATCGTGATATAAGTCTTACGTCGTCTGATAATCCATTACAGATAGGCCTATCTAATGGTGCAAATATGGTATTTGACGGTAATGAGATTATGACACGTAATAACGGATCTTCATCGACTATGTATTTAAACTTAGAAGGTGGACCTGTTTGTGTGAATGGAGACGCTACCACAGGCATTGTTTATGGAGGAGATACTGGTTGGCAATTTGTACAGGACGCAGAATTTCAAAATGGCTTTGCAGCTTATACAGGAGGAACAGCACAGCGGCCTAGATACCGAAGAGTTGGGCGGGTGGTGCATTTATTTGGTGCATGTTCTCCGCCCGCGGGTGCGACCATAAACTCAGCTTCAGCGACGAGTATGTTCACATTGCCAGTAGGGTTCAGGCCAAGCTATGATTTTCGTACCTTGTGTCAAGGTTCAAGTACTAATAAGTGGCTTTTTGTTGTAGGAGAAAACGGTCAATGCACCGCAGCTCGATATGGTACAGACACATATGCATCAAACATCACAGGAAATGAGTGGCTTCCGTTTAGCGTATGCTTTTTAGCTGATCCGAGTTAATATAAATAATTAATAAAAGAAGGAGGGCGTTACTATGGAAAAGAGTGGATTTTTTAACTCTTCCAATGGTGATCGGATTTACGATGCCACTGACTTTGCTACCTATTTTGGCAGCCTAGTTTCGAATGGCATATTTTATAAGGATACTACAAATCTGCAGGTTACTCCTGATTCTGGAATGGCAGTAAATATAGCAGCTGGAAGTGGTTGGATCAACGGCTATCATTATGAGAATACTGCAGTGCTTAGCAAGACACTAGAAACAGCAAATGGTTCATTCCCTAGGATTGATCGGATTGTTATGCGATGGAGCTTTCTTGAAAGGAATATCGTTGTAGCAGTTCTGACTGGGACAGCAACTGCATCACCAAGTGCGCCTGCTTTAACACGAAACTCTGATGTCTATGAATTGTGTCTAGCAGAGGTATTGGTTCCGCAGGCAGCTACGTCTATAACTATAGGAAATATCACAGATACGAGATTAAATTCTACTCTATGCGGAACAGTGAATTCTCTAGTTACAGCAGTGTATGAATGAGGTGAGTAAGAATGGCAAATTACCAAGCCACAAATGCATGTACATGGCGTGATGGGAGATATATCCCAGGTACTACGGAAGATATTAGGCAAGGAGTATTTGAAGATTTAGGTCAATGTGTCGGTGTTATGATATTTAATCTAACATCTATACGAAATCAATATGAGGATTATTACCCAACAAGTGCGTCCCTTGCACTTACCCGAACAGGAGCTGGTGCTTGGGGCAGCGAGCGTACAATGACGCTTTATGCGGGAAACCAAACAGGTATCCCATCAACGAGCTCTTCAACGAATATAAATGCTCCCCGCCCAACCAAAGTAAGTTCTGCCTACAATTATGATATCTCCGCAGGGCAGGGTGATAAAGTTATAGATATTTCAACTGCATTAATTGATTCCATAGGAAGTGGAGCTAGTAATTGCCTTTTTATTGATGCAGGGTCTAGCACAACTCATTACATGTCATTTAAGGGAAGAAACGACCTTACAAAGATTGTACTAACAGTTAACTGGGAAAGCCGTACGACTGCAGCTAGTGCACCAACGTCATGCTCACTTAGTAGTACACTTGCCGAGGGTAATGTAACCCTATCCTGGAGTGGTGCTAAATCCGGAACAAATAATGATATATCAGCCTATGAAATTCAGTACAGTGATTCTACGAATAACTCTACATGGGGGAGTTGGACAGCGCTTACTATTATAAATTCTACTGCTACCAGTGGAAGTTTGTCAGTTTCTCCTCCATCTACCAGAGGAAACTTTAGAAGATTTCGTATCCGTACACGTGGTACTGCAGGTAGTTCCTATTACTCGGGGTGGAAGGTCTCGTCAAATACTGTTAGGAAGAATATACTGCCATCTGCTCCTACAACAGCAATAGCTTCACCGGAAATTCACAGCAATGAGATCATTACACTGACTTGGTCTGGAGCAGATGGAGGAACAAGTGCAATTAAAGGCTATCAGATTTCAAGCCGAACATCTACTGATAACAATACATGGAGTGAATGGGATGAACTCATAACACTTAATCTTAATGCCAGTAGTGGTAGTTATAATCCCTTAGTTACTAATATTTCAGGAACCTATACGCAGTTTCGTATTAGGACCATTGATGTTCTCGGGGCCATCTCATCAGAGAAAATCAGCAATAGTATTTTATGTAATATTACAGCTTGTGGTGAACCGACCGTTTTTTCTTTAAGCACCATTGTAGCTGAAGGTGGTCTTACTCTTTCTTGGAATGGGGCTACTGCAGGAGCTGGTAATGCAATTATAGGTTATGAGCTGGAGTATAGCGATTCTAGTGATGATAGTACTTGGGGTGTGTGGAGTCCACTTAAAACAGTTATGACCGCTGGAAACAGTGGATCAACGGGCACGTCCCCTCCATCAACACGTGGGTATTACCGAAGGTTCAGAATCCGTACACTGGGAACAGCAGGTAGTAGTTATTATTCTAATTGGAAGACCTCAGTAAACAGTGTTCGTAAAAATATACTACCAACACCGCCTTCGATCTTAACGGTTTCACCGGCATTATATGAAACTCCAACAGTAGCGATAACTTGGAGTGGAACGCTACCTGGAACCAGTCCAATCAAACATTATGTTATTCAACGTAGTACGTCATATATGGGTAATCCACCATGGTCATCATACGAAACATTGGCAACGATTGTATCTAGTGAAACATCTGGTATTTATGTAGCGGAAGCATCAAATATTCCTGGAACATCAACAAGATATCGTATCAGCGTTACAGATACACTAGATGCGGTGTCCGCATATGTGAATAGTAATACAGTCAGAAAAAATAGTCCTCCCACCGCACCTACAATTGGATGTCCAATGTCCGGTAGAACCACATACAACACAACACCTCGTTTTATGATCACAACTGGTATAGAGCCAGATGGTCAGACGCAGATTGTTGAAGTTAGGATTAACTCGGGTGCATGGTACAATAGTGTTGATCATCCTGAGATGTTCTCTATAAGTGGCTATCTCGGAGATAACACAAAAACAGTATTTCAAGCTTCAGCATTATCTTATGGAAGCCATTCAGTGACCATCCGATGCTTAGATAGTGACTTGATGACATCAAGTGCAGAGATAGTTAAAACATTCAATGTTCAGCCATCACCTTTTGAGACGACTACCGCAAATGTAACATCTGTTAAGGCTATGCACATTAATGCTCTTCGTACTGCTATTAATACCATTCGTGAATTCCACTGTATAACTCCGATTGTATGGGGTGAGGAAATCATTTCTTCAAAAACCACAATAGAAAGGTGGCCACAGCACATAGAAGAGCTACGCGCTGCACTTAAACCGGTTATCACTAAAATTAATGAATTTGATGATACATCTACATTTGACATACCACCAGTAGAATGGATACCTTTTGGTGTTGGAAGACCAAAGGCAGACGTAATGACGCAATTACAAGAATTGATACTGATACTATAATGTATAGCGCTCTTGATAACCGGGGGCGCTTTTTGTATGCAAAAATATGATTGGAGGATTAGAGAATGAAAGAGATATGGAACAAGATACAGGCTGCGCTGACAGTCGCGGGAGGGTTTGTTGGTTGGTTTCTCGGTGGTTTTGATGGCTTTCTCTATGCACTCATTACCTTTGTTGTAATTGATTATATAACGGGCGTGTTATGTGCAGTCATTGATAAAAACCTATGCAGTAAAATAGGAGCTAGAGGCATCTTTAAAAAGGTGCTTATTTTTGTATTGGTAGGTGTGGGGCATGTACTAGATACAAATGTTTTAGGAGCTGTAGGCAATACAGATGCAAATGTTCTGCGTACAGCAGTGATTTTCTTTTACCTAAGTAATGAAGGAATTTCTATCCTCGAAAATGCAGCTCACATCGGATTACCTATCCCGGAAAAACTTAAGGATGTACTAAAGCAACTGCATAAGCGAGAAGAGAACGGTTCGCAGGAGGAAAAGTAATGATTGATTTAACGCAAGTAGCAACCGTGTTCATTGGTCGGCGCGGTGAGCACAACTATCGTAATATTGAATTTGATGTATCTAACCTATTGGAAGATAAATACCCTGGAGCATCCTTAAATGCAATTTATAGAAGGCCTGATGGGGTTGCTTATCCTGTTGTAACGAACTACACGGATGGAGTTCTTACATGGTCCCCAAGTGCAACAGATACAGTACAGGTAGGTGTAGGAAGACTAGAAATAAGAGTTACGGACGGTGATGTTGTAGGAAAAAGCGTACGAGTTTTAACCGTAGTCGAGGATGCTCTTGTAGACGGGATCGCCGAGCCACCGGAACCTCCTGCACAAGAATGGTTGAATTATGTACTATCGGCATTAGCCGAATTAGATGTTGAAGAAATAAATAGTCTACTCAATCTCATCTATAATCTATTAAATGATAATTACAATTTGCTTAACACAACTCATGGTCTAATCGAGGATATGCGTGACTCATTATACATGCGGACAGGTATTATTCTCAACCATATGCATCCGATAGAAACTGCTACTGCACCGGATATGGTTAGTCGAAGAGGGGCCATCACTTTTGCAAGCATAAATATAGGCAACAACGTAGTAATCGGTACGGTAACTTATACATTTGTTACGGCTTTGGGTAGCCCTGCTGCAAACAATGTGCAGGTGCTAAACCAAGGTACCCTTCGCAATACTGTCAAAAAACTTGCAGAAGCTGTAAGGGGCATCCAAGATGTAGCAAACATTGTTTATGGTTCAGGAACATCGCCAAATCCGGCTTGCACAGCTTATTGGACGAGTCGGATTTTTTCCATTGGCGATATTACCATTCCTTCTGGTGAGAGTCTATTCTTATTGGAAAGAGCGGAAAATGCGACGTCAACATTGACGCTTACCTCTACCGCAACGGCCGCGATTAACGCATTCACCAGAGCAAGCTATTTAAGATATGTCCTTAGCGGTAATGCTACCGGAGCAGGTGGTGCTAATAGTATTCGAGGACCCTTGCACACATTATTGCCCATTGGTAGTGTGGTTATAGGTGGACAGGACGGATTGCTTTGTCCGACGGCTTATGATTGTCATCTGGTTACCCTTTGCCGTCAATCGGATACAAGTGAAAAAGAATTAGACTTATATATATCAAACGATGAAGTGAACTTTACCAGAATATCACGCAGCACACCTATCGGCGCTGAAAGTTCAAATGCAGGGTTGCATACTGATATTCAAATGCGTCAAGGCCGAGTACCTTCTGGTTATGGGCTGTATATCAGTATGGGAAGTGATGGTACTTCGGCTAGTGCTTATTGCGATTTGAAATTTACTTATCATCTGTATCCATTAACTCTACCAGCCAATTAAAATTAAGAGGTGATAATATTGAATTTGCATAAATTGATACTTACGAAAAATGCATGTTACAAAGCAGGCAAAACCATTACACCAAAAGGAATTATGGTACATTCCACTGGTGCCAGTAATCCATGGCTGAAACGTTATGTTGGCCCGGATGATGGACTGCTTGGCAAGAACCAATACAATAACCACTGGAACCAAGATAAGCCAGGTGGAAAGCAAGTTTGCGTTCATGCCTTCATTGGTAAATTAGCGGATGGCTCTATAGCCACCTATCAAACATTATCTTGGAACCATCGTGGGTGGCATTGTAGTAGTGGATGGAAAGGATCAGGTAATGACACACATATTAGTTTTGAGATCTGTGAGGATAACTTAACCGACAGAGTATACTTCCGTAAGGTATTTAACGAGGCAGTAGAACTTTGCGTGTATCTTTGCAAGCTATATGGTCTGAATGAAAACAATATTATCTGTCACAGTGAAGGATATAAACTTGGAATAGCCAGTAATCATGCGGATGTAATGCACTGGTTTCCAAGGCATGGTGAGACCATGGACTCTTTTAGAAATGCTGTGAAAGAAAGACTTCGGACAGAAGAAGAGAATGAAGAGAAGAAATATTATCGGGTGCAGGTTGGAGCGTTTTCTTCTAAAAATAATGCTGAAGACCTTCTTGACAAGGTCATGGCTGCTGGATTTAAGGATGCTTTCATTAAAAAAGATTAACCTATTGATAAAGCCGCTGGGTGATTAAATTCACTTAGCGGCTATTTTTTGAGGAGTTCATTTTTTCAAACTAAGAAGATAGAAGAAATATCTTGTTTTCATAAAAAAATTCAGTTTACCGGACTTGTTCTAATTCTAATTTTCTTATCTATGCCTTTATCTAAGGCTTATATTTTTCAAATCTATTTTTTTTATATATCACTGTAAACCCGCCTAGTAAATAATTTAATTTTTATTTGAAGGGTATTATTTTAAGTAAAAAAATACCAACCATCGAATATTGACGGTTAGTATTTTAAGACTATTATATTTCATGTCTAAATTCTGATACAGCTAGCACTCTATAACATACACTTAAAAATTCTAATTGTTGTAATGTATCCATTTGATCATAATTATTTATTACGTCTTCAGAATTAATGCTACTAATACTTTCTTTGACGACTTTTTGCACACCTGCACCAACTTGTGTAGTTTGCCAACATATTTCCCACCCGTTAGCAGAATACCATAAATACTTGTCTTCATCTTCATCCGTTCCCCAACTTGATACTACTCTACTACTTAGTGTTTTGGATGTAAACGGAATTACGGATTTACTACCTATGGTATAATCATTAATTTTATAAACGTTGAAATCTTTCTGGCATGCCTTTGTTGCAGCATTAATTATTCTAACAACGTCATTTCTGTCCATCGATACTCCTCCTTTGTTTAATAAACAGATTATAACATTTTAACCATTAATATACAATTGTTAATACTCTTATGTTTCAAATTGCCTTATAAAAAGTGTGCAATACAACATTATCTATTAAGCTATGTTAGTAGCTAAATCTTAATATATTTTTCTAAAATTTCCGTTCAAATCAATGATTTCTGTCCTGGGACTATTAGAGGGTGTTGATTGATATGTTCCCTCGGAAAGAGGTCGAGAAAATGCAAGTTACAAAATTAGAAGCAGTTGAAACGGTAAAATTTGAAGTGGCAAAACCTACAGAGGATTCACTAAAAAATGAGTACGAATATTTGGTTGCAGAAAATCTTACAAAGAAACTTTTTGAGAAGGGTTTTATTAACCAGAGTGAATTTGACAAGATTATGGCCAAAAACCGTGATACTTTCTCTCCATTTTTAGCGGAGATAATGGGCTAAAAGACTTGATAAATAGGGCATTTAGAGTGATTAATAGTACTGTGAAAAGGAGGTTGAGACAATGAAACGGATAACAAAGATTGAAGCAAATGAGAAGTTGCAGATGACAAATAAGAAACTTCGTGTTGCTGCATATGCTCGTGTTTCAACAGATAGCCGTGAACAGCTCGCCAGCTTAGAAGCCCAAAAAAATCACTATGAAGTCTATATCAAAAACAACCCAGACTGGGAGTATGTTGGCCTTTATTATGATGAGGGTTTATCCGGTACAAATATGGCAAAACGAGATGGCCTTCTTAGGATGATTTCTGATTGTGAAAAAGGCTTGATTGATTTTATCATAATTAAATCCATTAGCCGCTTTGCTAGAAATACGACTGAATGTCTTGAAGCAGTCAGAAAGCTTATTAAGCTTAAGGTCTTTATTTATTTCGAGAAGGAAAACATCAACACCGGTGAAATGGAAAGCGAGTTATTACTTACCATTTTCAGTAGCCTTGCGGAAAGTGAATCCGTTACCATTTCTGAGAATGAGACATGGGCTATTCAGAAAAGGTTTCAAAACGGTACCTTTAAAATTGGATATCCGCCATACGGCTATAAGAATGTGAATGGCAAGATGGTTATCGATGAAGCAGAAGCAGTGATTGTAAGATTAGTTTTTGCGGAGTGTCTTTCGGGAAAAGGCTGCTATACAATAGCAAAAGCTCTTAGAGAGAAAAAGGTACCTACAAAAAAAGGTGGAAAATGGAGTTCTAGTGGAGTTAAAGAAATCCTGAAAAATGAAAAGTACAAAGGAGACGTGCTCTTACAAAAAACATTCACGGATTCGCAATTTAACAGGCGTTCCAATCGTGGCGAAAAGCCACAGTATTACGTCAAAGATCATCATGAGGCAATTATCAGCGATGAGGATTATGAAGCAGCACAGTTAATTATTGATCAGCGATCAAAAGAAAAGAATGTTGTAACGGAAGATGAGAAGTACCTAAGCCGTTACCCGTTCTCAGGGAAAATAATATGTGCTGAATGCGGTGCCACGTGGAAAAGAAGAACACATACTTCTAGCAAGGATAAATACTATACTTACACCTGCAAAACTCATCTGAAGGACAAGAGTAAATGCGGTCAACTTTTTATCAGGGAAACAGATTTTGAGGTTGCTTTTATAAATATGATGAACAAGCTGATTTTTAGTAAAAAGGTTCTTTTACAACCCTTGCTTAATGGCCTGAAAAGTATTAATCAGGTAAGTGCACTTGCTCGAATTAACGAACTTGAAGCAACCTTGGAACAGAACTTTGATCGAAGGCAAGTTCTTACAAATCTTCTTTCAAAGCAATACATTGAGCCCGCACTTTATGCCAAGCAGAATAGCGAGCTCTTAGCTGAAGCTGAGGAGTTGAGAAATGAAAAGGAAACCTTATACCGCTCGGTTAATGGAGAGCTTGAGAATGCAGAAGCAGTGAACGGATTACTAAAGCATATAAACGATTGTACAGGATTTACAGAATTTGACGCAGAGGCATTTGAAGCACACGTCGACCACATTGTAGTTTACAACAGAAGTGAAATTGGCTTCATGCTCAAGTGCGGATTAAATCTTAAGGAAAGGTTGTGAGAGAATGAGCCATATTCCGTATGGATACAGAATTGAAAACGGTAAAGCCGTCATTGATAAAGAAAAAGCAGAGCAAGTAAGGAAACTCTACAAAGGATATCTTTCTGGTCTTGCCTACATGCCTGCCGCAGAAGCTGCCGGACTTAAGCTTTACCACACAAGTGCAAAGAAAATGATGCAAAATAAGTATTACCTTGGAGACGATTATTATCCGGCGATTATAGATAAAGAGACCTTTGATGCAGCAGAAGCCGAACGTGTTAAAAGACAAACTAAGCTTGGAAGAGTATTTGATAAGAAACCAGACAAAGTAAGCCAGGTTGCTACAGGTTTTAAAATGCCAAAGGTACAAGTCAAATATGAGGATCCTTTTATACAGGCAGAATACGTATACAGCTTAATAGAAAGTGAGGTGAACGAATGATATCCTTAGCAAAAAATGTTACAGTTATTCCAGCAAAGAAAATTATCGGTACTCAGAAACCAACCGAAAAAGTTCAGAAGACACGAGTAGCTGCTTATTGCCGAGTTTCTACTGACAGTGATGAACAGGAAAGCAGCTACGATACACAGATTGAGCATTATACCGCATATATTAAAAGTCACCCGGAGTGGACGCTAGCGGGGATTTATGCCGATGACGGTATCTCTGGAATGAATACGAAGAAGCGTGATGAATTCCAGAGAATGATTAGCGATTGCAACGATGGTAAGATAGATATGATCATCACCAAGTCCATAAGCCGATTTGCAAGAAATACGGTTGATTGTTTGAATTACACCAGAGCCCTTAAGAACAAGAATATAGGTGTTTATTTCGAGAAAGAAAACATCAATACGCTCGATGCCAAGGGTGAAGTTCTTATGACAATTATGGCTTCTCTTGCACAACAGGAAAGCGAGTCGCTTTCAGCTAACGTTCGTCTGGGCTTACAGTTCCGATATCAGCAAGGAAAAATTCAGGTCAACCACAACTGGTTCTTGGGATATACCAAAGACGAAGACGGTCACCTCATCATTGATCCAGAGCAAGCCGAAGTAGTAAAGCGCATCTATAGAGAGTACCTTGAAGGCAAGAGCTTCTTACAGATAAAAAGGTCACTTGAGGCTGAGGAAATTAGAAACGGTGCTGGGAACAAAAAATGGCATGAAAGCAATATAAAGCAGATTCTTACGAATGAGAAATACATCGGGGACGCATTGCTTCAGAAGACTTATACGGTGGATATACTCGATAAGAAGCGAGAAGCCAATAAGGGTCAGGTTCCTAAATATTATGTAGAGGATAGTCATGAAGCTATTATTCCAAAGGATATCTTCTTAAAGGTACAGGAGGAAATTGCTAGGAGGGCAAATCTTACTAACGGGACAACAAAACGTAAACGTATCTATAGCGGGCGATACGCCTTATCCGGTATGGTATTCTGCGCACACTGCGGCGATATCTTCCGCAGGATTAAATGGAATAATCGAGGGTGCAAGTCCACCGTTTGGCGCTGCGTTAGCAGGGTTGAAAAAGACGGTCCTGATTGCCCGGCAAGAACAGTTCACGAAGAATTGCTCCATGAGGTTGTTATCAAGGCCATAAACGAAGCGTTCCGCGAAAAGGAGACAATCCTACCTCTTTTACGAGAGAATATCGAGAGTAGCCTAGAGGAAGTTACCTTAAGCCAGATTGCAGCAATAGATGAACAGATGAAAACAATGCAGCAGGAGCTATTGGCAACCGTTAATTCAAAGAATACCGGTGATGAGCTAGGTATGGAGATTAGAAGGCTGCGTGATGAGAAGCAGGCCCTTCAAATTGAGCAGGCATCACGACAGGATCTGAAAACTCGAATTGATGAGATGATGTATTTCCTTAACGACCTCCCTTGCGAGCTTACTGAGTACGAAGAAGAGTATGTGAGGACTCTCTTGGAAAAGATAACAGTTTACGATGATCACATCATTGTTGAATTCAAATCAGGTATCGAAATACAAATAGACGAATAAGCAATAAAAAATCACCCGCAGCTCTTTGCCTGAGTTGCGGGTAAATTATTACATGATATTATCTATTCGCCAACCATGCCATCACCATCTGCATCAGTCATGTATTGGTATAACCAGTGATCCCTTGTAATAGGCATTTTAAAGCCAGCACTTTTTGCCTCTTTTATAGATATTTGTCCATTTCCATTTAGGTCAATACTACTAATATCATGCTCCTCGTTATTCTGAGAAGTGTTGGTTTTACCTTCTGTTATGCCCGACGTCTCATTGTATTCGTCAGGGTTTATGTTCTCAAACTCATCAACAATAACATTTCCCATTAATGTATAGGTATATTTGTATTTGCTTGGTATCTGAGTTTCTGTGTTTGAGTATGTGATAATTGCTTCAAAGTCAGAACATCCGCCAGCGTCACGGATTACCTTTTCCATATAAGCTTGGTCACCGTGCCTGTTAAGGGTGCTGTTTTGGGGTGTAATATTATAGGCATTAGAAACCCCTCCTAAACTGTCCGCAATGATATGACCTTCATCTAATTTATCTGATTCTACGCCAGGCACTTTTGCCTCATCATTGTAATATCTGCCGTCGGAGGTAACTGGCTCACTATCATCGTCTTGTAAGATTATCTCGTCTGCAATAACCTTAACTAACTGTCCATATTCGTTCGTAAACGCCCAATATTGCCTATCGCCAAAGCCTATATCTACAGCTACGTTTGGTTCACGATAGCCAGAAAGATCACCGCCATCAACTTCAATAATTTTATATCCTTCAAAAGATGTGGTTTGCTGAGATTTTTCTGCAGTTACCGGCTTTTCCTCCGTTTTGCTAATATCAGCTTCATCCGTTGTCTCGGGTTCATTAGTTATTTCCGGCTCTTCAGTTTCTGATTCTTGTGTTTCTATCTCTTGTGTTGGTTCTTCAGTTTGATGTTCCCTTTCAATAGGTAAGCTTTCTTCGTTAGCTTGATATGTATCATCACATGCCGTTATTGAAAAGGACATTACTAGTATTATTATTAGTGCTAAAAAATTCTTCTTCATATAATTCCTCACTCATTTGTTTTAATTATAGTTTACATCTAAAGACTGTACAATTGCAATGCGATTTCTGTTATAATGTACATAAAATTGTATATGTAGATTAAGTAATATAAAAGTTGAAGCTTTATTTGTATGTGGGGGATATGTAAATGGATGAAAAGGGAAAAAATAAAGATGCATTGGATATTGCCAAATCAAAATTCAGATTTAAAATAAATGGAATTCCATTTGAAAGCGATATGCCAGAGATTGTTATTGGTCCAGCTTTAACATCTAAAGATGAACTGCAAGAATTGATGGTGCGAGTTAGTGACGAAGTAAAAAAACATGATAGAATGTGCTATACCACAGATGTAGGAACCGTTGGTCTGATATTTGAAAATATGACTATCAGAAGCAGTAGCCTTTCTAATGTAAAATTAAACGATTACAAAGAAAAAGAGCGTATTGGAGTTTCGCAGTTTGCAAATGGAAGATTTATTACATGCTTTTCTCATATAGACCATGAAAGTGTTCCATTCTGGGCATATTATGGTGGAAATGATAAAACCAAAAAGGTATTATTAAAATTCGAGAATTTTGCACGACATATTGATGAATGCATAAACATGGATTATTGCTTAATAGCAGATAATAAAAAACTGTTTTTCTATTCAGACGAATACAAGCAAACTCTTAACAATAATTGTGACTTTGGCCAGATGATTGGTTTGCCACAGATTAACACTGACTTTAATATCTGCAATTGTATACGTAGATTAGAAGTACTGGATGTGGATTATGTTTCGTCAGATAGTGATGTTTTTACTACAGATTTTGCAGGTGCATCGGATATTGATGTAAGCAAATTTTCGAGTAATTCAGGACAGACAGTTTTGAAAGGTATAAAGACATTTAAACCAGACTGTCTTGGGAGGCAAAAATCAAATCCTTGGGATTATGAAAGAGAAAGCCGAATATTATGCTGTCTAGACAAACAGGAATTTTCTGAGTTTATGTATATTGATTTGAGATTAAAGCAAGAAATGTTCAGGAATTTAGTAATTATATTAAGTCCTTGGGCTGATGATAAGTTACAGAGCCAGTTGGAAGATATCATAGAAAAAAGTACTCTAGCGAGTGAAATAAAGAAATCGATAATAATTAAACATAGCGAGTTGGAAGGAACTTTGAATTTATAG